AACAATAATGTTAATGATTTTTCTTGCTATTGACATTTTCATATTCATTTATAAATGTTTTTTAAGATATTCTCGCTTGAAAGGTTTCTCTTGTTTACTATATAAAAAAACAACTTATAATTTTAAATATTTAGGTTTATCAACAAACTTAGCAGGATTAACATCAAGTTCTAATGTACTAAAATCAACCCTTTCTTTATAACTTGTATATACGGGTCCATAATATTCTTGATCAAAAACATGTTTTAAAATACTGCCATAATTTCTGCCGTAATCTAGTTTACCACCTACCTTTTTACCAACCCAATAGAAATCTTCAAGAGTAGTAAATTCATAATCCAACGGTACTTTTATTTTTTTTATTTGATCAAGATGACTATCATGACAATCTAACGCTCTTTTTGGTTGATTCATTTTAAATTTCACACCACAAAAATCGCATATCAATTGCTTACCTATTTTTGAAACAGTTGTTTGATTCCATATCATTTTAGCTTCTTCAGTCGTTTCATATATTAATACAAAATCACCATCTCTACTAACCATTGAAGAAGGTAGCAGATATCCATATTTAAAATCCTCACCCGGTTCTACTATAGGGATTTGTTTCTCGTGATTGTCATAACCTTGATCACCCAATTCTCTATCTATATCATACCTATTTTTACTTCTTTCAGTTTCATTAATTTTATTAATTATATTTCTTGCTATTGACATTTTTATTCCTTTTGTTGTATGTTTTGATTAATTTAAAACCACATTTTACGAATGGTTTCATAATATTCTTGCTTGAAAAGTTGATTTTCTAACTAGAATTTTCAAATATGGTTTCTCTTGTTTACTATCTAACAACGTCAAAAAACCAGTATATTCAATATTTAAAAATTTTAAGTTTTCTAATTTAAATGACTCTTTTGATAAATAATTACCATCTTCAAGTTCATCAAATTCTGTGTCAACATAATTATGTAACTCCATTAATATTTCTGTTATATTATCTGTTTGAATAACCTCTGTCCAAAAAGGCAATATTTCATTGCTATCTTCTTTGCGTGTAATTACATCTATTACAATACACTTTTCTTCAATATAGTTTTCTAACATTTTATCACCATTTAAACATAGGACATTGTGATTTTTCATACATTACTTTAAAATCGACAAAACAACCACATTTTTTGCAATTCCCTGTGCCTGTTATATTTAATGGCGCAGTCATTAATTGAGGACATCTTTTACAAATTAGAATTCTTTTATTCTTGACTTCTTCACTTGCATAAGAAGTATTGCCTGTAATAGTGTCTTTTATAACATCTACTAAATTATATTTACTACTCTCATTTTCTTGAGTTTTTCTTTTAGAGCAATTACAACCCATAATAAGCCTCTTATCTTCTATTGTTATTTAATCCATGAATCACGACTACCTACAACATAAGTATTTACTGATTCTGTGTCATATTCAAATGCGACATGAGTAACCATGTATTTACCAGATAATTTTTTATTTGGTTCGGATTTTTCATCTTGCTTTCCTAATTCATATTCTATTTGACAAATATCAATAGGTGTGATATTAAAAAAATCACGCATAAAAGTCATTTTTATATTGATTTTTCTAAGAGATAGCATTGTTGCTGCATATTGTACTTTTTGATCAACATAATATCGACTATACATATTGGTATTATAATTCTCATGCTTCATTCTTTGTGTTGATCTAAAAATAGGCATTTCACTGGGAATTGTACCGTTTCCATCAAAATCCATTTGATCAGTGTAGGGTGCGCTATCCTCAAATAAATAAGGGTGTCTGGTTTTTCTAAACCATTGTGTATTTTCTTCAATATCATAAGCAAATGAACTGCGTTGCCAATATTTAGCAGAATAATCCGCACCTTTTATATCTAATTGTGCATCACGATATACAATTGTGGGTGACTCACCTTTAAATGAAAAAAATGCTTTTCTGCCATCTTTAAAACTTTTAATTCCAAATGATCTGGCACGCAATTTAACATCATAAAAATACACAACAGGCAAGCCTTCTTCAGTAAAATCTATACAAGAAGTATAAACCCATTCATTTGCATTTGTATTGTATTTTCCACCACCTCCACCTGATTCCGGTGTTTTAACAACTCTAGCAAGTGTTTTATTTACCGTTTCAATTCCTGTCTGATCATTTTGCATCCAAAATTGTTTGTCATGTGCAGACGATGTTAAATTGTCTTTAATTTCTATTTTTATTGTACCAGTACCTCTAGCACCACTACCCTCACCTGAAGTTTTTGATAAAAAGACAGGTGATTTTTCCTCTGTTGATAATGCTTTAATTTCAGGACTACCTAAATATTTATAGGCATCTGTAATTCCAATAATTTCAATATATTCATCACCTGCTTTGGGCATTCCTTGCTGACCTTTTAAATAACTTTTTGCAAGAAAATACCTTCCAACTTTTTTATCAATAACTACATTCTTGTCATTAGTTATGCCTATTTCAACATCTATTATTGACATTTCTACGATAGAATTTTCAATCACTTCCCTACGGTTAGAATTGATTTTTAGAATTAATTTAGACATAATATTGCCCAAATAGAATTCCATTAAAATATTTTTAACTTCTTCTTGTTTTAGCTCAACTTTGTTTATTTTAACCTTTGCATAAAATGCACTATGTCTTTTTATATCTGCCATTTTAATTCAACATGTTGTCAAAATCATCTTTTGGAATAAAATATATTTTATTTGGCACAACAAAAGGGTCTGTAATTTCATTATATATTGCTAGAACAATCCATCTGTTCGTGTCTTTATATATATCAAAAGCAATAACTTCAAGTCGCCTGCTATTTGCAGATACCCATTTCTTCTTGGGATATGTGATTATTTTTTCATATAAATCAGATGATAATATTGCATCATGGATATTATATTGAAAATCGTACATAAAAAAACTATCTAAACTTAAATTGTCTTTTAAATGAGATTTCATAATTTTTTAAACCATTTAAAATATTCAGTATAATCTAAAGCGCGACCAGTTTTAAATGCGTAAGTACATTTAATATATACAGGAGAACCATCTTCCCTTAATTGTTGCGATGGTGAATATGTGAAATTTTCACAAATCATGTGAGTTATTTCTAAATGTTCACCAATTACAATAGTACAAGTATTAGCAGGGCTTACAGCATCTTTCCCCGCCGCATCATTAGGTGCATATTTCATTGGTGCTTGAATATGAGTCATTTCAACTGTTGCAGGACAGGTTAGTTTAAGAGAATCCTCAATGATTTTTGCATAACTTTTGCTGGGCGTAAATTCTTTCATGATAAATAAATCAACAGATAAAGGCACACTCGGCGAACTTTCATACTTAGTAATAGTATCATTTAAAGTTTGAGAGCCAAAACCTGCCACTGATTTACCTACATTTGCTATTGTACCTATAGAACCAGAAGGTAATCCTGTCATTTTTTCAACACCACCTGCTGCACCTTCTACTGCACTTTTCATAGCATCACCAACAGCATTACCGCCGTATTGAGATGAAAAACCTAATGAAGTTGGTGCGCTTGATAAACCATCTATTTTTATACCATCTGGGTGTATAATTGATATTAAATATTTACTATAAAAACCACTATTAAATACATAATTATGAATTAAATCTCGACCATGAAACTCTTCCATTTTATTATCCTACGTTAGCCGCACCAGTTAATAACAACATTATATTTAAATCATCAATTGATCGTTTTATACCATTATCTTTATCAAAATAATTACCGTTATCATAAGATGGGTTTTTACCTGATCCCATACTACTAGATTGTGTTACTGATGTTTGATTACTAGATATATTATTAATAACAGATTCAGATGTTTGATCACTTATGGTATTTGCCATACTTTCATCTCTTGATATTTCAGGAATATTAAAATCATTTTCAGGAACTTCAATATTAGAAATAGGTTGCATAATATTTGAAATGCCTGAATATGCAGATGAAATTGTAGAATCGACCATATTACCAATATTTGAAATATCATTCATACCTGTATTTACTATAGAATCCATACTAGGTATTTTTATACTATGAATAATATCTGAGACATTTGGTAAATTAAGTTTATCTGTTAAATCTGAAATACTAGGTATATTGAATTGTTTTTTAATATCATCAAATGATGGTAAATTTAATCCACTCGTTATTTTATCTAAAATACTCTCAGGCTTTATTTCTGTATTTTCTGTTTTGCCTATATTTTCATCGGTTTTTTCACTAGAAGATTCGTTTTGACAACAACAATTTGAACTAGATGTATTTGATGTATCTTGTTGCGTTACAATAGGTTCTGGTATTGTTGGCAATGTACCATTAATAACAGATGGTACAATAGATGGTGCAGTGGGATTATTTGGTGTTAGTTGAAAATTTTGTTGCGTTGGTTGATCAATTAATTGTTGTAAATTTGGTTGCGTCTGTAATTGTTGTGTTTCATTTGTTGCTTGTTGAGCGTTTTGAGTTTTAGTATCTTTAGTATCTGTTGTAGGAGTCGGAATTGTTGCAACTGCTTCATTTGCAGATGTTGTTGTAAGTGATTCAATTTTTTTTAATGCTTCAGGTGTTAAACCAACATGTAAATGCCCACCTGTAGCATGTTTTGCAGGATTTACATATTCATTTATAAGTTGCACATCTTTTCTATCCTTACCTCTTCCTGAACCTACCGTTAAGCCTATACTCTGGTAATATTCAGTTAGTTTTCTCATTGCTTCTTTTGAGCCTTTTTTCCCAGATGCCAATGTCACATCAAATGCACGACCTTTATTATGCTCTGAACTTTTATTGGCTTTTTGATGATAAGCATCACTAAAAGCCGCTGAACGTACAAATTCCTTACCAAGTAATTGCTTAGTAAGATACCCTAATTTATAAGTGCCATCTTGTGATTGAACGTTATCTGCATTGCTACGACCACCTTTAAATGGTATGTATTTATCACGATTTTCAATCAAATCTTTAGGAATGAAAACTTTGCCTGTTGGTGTTGTAATAGGTTGAGAAGTTTGTGGTACAGAAACATCAGATGTTTGTTGTGTTGTATCTTGAACACTAGGCGAGCTAGGAGAGCTAGTGTAAGTAGTGCTTGAATCTGAAGCACCTGAATAATCTAAAGAACCAGAAGAACCAGCAGCAACAACGGTATTTTCCAATCCATTGAATCCGCCAATAAGCATATCTTTTATTGGATTTAAAGATTCTTGTAATTTCTTTATTGTCTCGTCAAATATTTCAGTTTGCTTTGTTACAATGCTATCCAATTTAACATTTAACAAATCCTTGTTGCTTATAATTGTACTTATAACAGCTTTTGTTTCAGGACTATAATTTTGCAAAGAATTAACGTTAGTTAAATTGGTAGCAATAGGAACGGATTGAACTGTTTTATTTTCTTGTTCATTTTTATTTTCTGATTTAAAATCTTTAGTTTCTGTTATTGTTTGATTATTTTTATCAATTTTAACAGATACTTTTAATGCTTCTTTTGCAGATGATTCTATATTAATAACAGGGTTTATTTGAGATTGATTGCCTGTAGTTATAGGTGTTGTTGTTATAGGTGTTGTTGTTATAGATGGGGTTGTTATAGAAGATGTGGCAGATGTGGCATTTTCTTTTGCCATTTCCTTCATTTTCTTAATTTCAGCAAGCGATTTAACCTTGCTTTTATCATATACTATTCCGTACTCATCTAATCGACTTGCAAGTATTTCAGAGATTGGCTCATTTTTAAGCATCTTTTCTTTTAATACATTAAAATATCCAATCTTCTCACTTAGTCTTATTTTATCATCTGAACTTGCGCCGACAATTGATAACCCAGCATCTATAACATTACCTGATGTTTCACTTACTTTTTCACCTACTTTTAACGCACTTGCTGCATATTCCCCTACTTTGTCACCCGCAAAATAACCAGCAGCACCACCAATAGCACCACCTACGAGAGTTCCCGCAACAGGAATAAAAGAACCTACAGAAGCTCCAATTGCAGCACCTCCTAAAGCACCTACTGTTCCAGTTGTGATTCCAACAGCTTTATCTACTTTATCTTCAGTTGTCTTCTTTTCATCGCTCATATTCTCGTACATTTCATACGCACCAAGAGCCACTGTGGCACCTGCCATCACTTTTGATAAAACAGACATATTCCCTGTAAAAGCACCACCTTTTGTTGTATTTACTTTAGCAGATTCGCCTGCTTTGGCGGACTCCCCACCTTTAGCAGATTCCCCACCTTTAGCAGATTCATTTGCTTTTGGTTTTGCTGATTCTTTTGGTGTGGGTTTTCCTTCTGTTAGTTTTGTTGGAATATCCGGTAAATTACTTTGAGAAGAAGCATTTGCTAATATAAACTTTTTTAATTCTTTTTCTAATTTATCTTGTTCGTCTTGAGAAAATTCTTTTAAATTATATAATTCTTTTTTCAAATAAGAGAGCATTTCATCAACTTGATCGCCCATAAAATCCTTAATATGGACTTCTTGTCGATACATTAAATCATCTACTTTATTTGCTGAACTTGTATTTTTATCATCTATTTCTTCTAACTTTTTTAATGTTTTGTTAGAAGTCGCCTCAATAGAATCTGCGGTTTTTTGAACTTCATCAATGGGTTTATCATCACGGCTTTCTATTTCCAAAACACCTAGAAGACCAAGTATATTGCCAGCAGTTTTTAATAAAGTGTTTTTACCTTTTTTCTCTATTTGTTTTTCTTTTTCTTCTTTCTTTGAATTTTTATCTTCTTCTTCTTTGGATAGTTCAACAACACCCAAAATTTCAAGTATTTTTCCAGTTGTTTTTAATAAGGTATTTTTGCTTTTTTTCTCTACTTGTTTTTCTTTTTCTTCTTCTATTGTCTTTAATTTTGCAAATTTCTCATTGTTTTGATTATTAAACAGACCTGAATTTTTCTTTTTGTTTAATTTAGTTAAACTTAGAGTGAAATTGCCTATCGACTTACTTAAATCTTTTATCCTATTTAAAATACGAGCATCTGTTGTTTTAATCTTTTTTAATCTATTAATTTCATCTGTATATTTATCAATTACACCTTTAATAGATTTTTTAACTTTATTATCGACAAGCTCTTCTTCTGGATTTTTTGAGTTTTTTTTTAATATATCAAGCAATGATTTTTCAGGTGTTTTAAATGGTTTTTCTAATCTAGCAACATTTTCAACTTCTTTTCTTGTTGGATTAACAACAATCTTTGTTTGTTCATTTTCTTGATTATTTTTTTGTTCTTCTGTTGTTTCCATATTAGATTTTTCCATTTAAAATTAACATTCTATTATTTCTTATAATGCTTAATAAATCTATCGTTATAACTAATGGCATCCGAATAAGGCATTGCAATAACATCACTATATTGAAGATGTAAATTAAATGTTAAATAAAACATAAATTCATTAAACTTTTTGAAATTCACCTTAAAGATACAACCTTGTGAAATTTAATTCTAATGCAGAACTATATTCACGACCGCAGGGTTCAGAAGGACATTTAATGGCAATGTTTTTCAATCCTAAGTTAATTTTTTTATATACATCATTTAGTTTAGTTGAATAAGGTTTAGCAGGCAAAGCACTTAATTTATTATATTCTTCAATAAACATAGAAACAGCATCATCTATCTGATCTATATTTGCAATATTTTGGTTTTTACAAAATGTGAGTATTGATAATTCATCATCATATTCTTCATTAAGCTCATCACCTAATCTTGTTTTAACAGCATCTAACATTAATAAATCACGTATTCTTATATGATTAAATACCATATCATCAATAATTATATTTTTTGACTCTAGGTCATCAAATTCTATATCTTCAAGTTTAATAGTAATTGGAAAGCTGTTTCCACAAGAAGGGCATTTACTTTCTGCTTTAATTGCAAAATCTGTATCAGTTATTTTTGCCACATAAAACATTAACGCTTTGAAATCAATAGGCAACAAATCTTCTATTTTAACTTCCTTAATAACATTTGCATATATTTTCACTAATGTTTTAAAAGAAACATCCGATGATCTGTTTAATGCTCTAACTTCCCCAACAGTTAATCCTCTAAGATAAACGCTTGTTGTGTTGTATGTTTTAAACCCACTTGGCAATTCTTTAACTTCTATTAATTCGTTGTAATTTTCTTTGGTTTTTGGTGCTGATTGTTCATCTACGATTTTAAACATTATAGTCTCTAAGGTAGGTTAAAATAAAACATCTTTAATTTCATCATCTTCTTTAACGTCATCTATTAATGCTAATTTTTCTGTACGTTTTTTATATTCACTAGCCCAATAATCTAAAAATTCTTTTGTGGATTTTCCTTTGCCACCATTGGTATTCATATTTCTTCTAATACTAGCACTAACATCAAAACCATCTCTAGCAGATTTCAATATTTGAGAAATACCACCTGCACCTTGTTGATGTGCTAAATATGCTATTTCAGGGTTTTTCTTAATATCAATATCAAAGCCTTGACTTTTAAGATATTTAAGATTTTGCAATGTATATCTAGCTGCTGCATCTGCATTTTTTTCTGCATCTAATCTATCATTGGGATTTAAACCCATCTCTATAGCAGTTGTTTTTCCAAACTGATATAATCCTGCATATCCTAAGTTATTGATAACTTTTTCATCACCGGCAGATTCTATTTCCGCCATTGAACGCATAAAATTTAAGGGCAATCCATGCTTTTGAGATGCTTTATAAATTGCTTTTTCAACATTTTCATTAAATTTTTTTGTATGTTTCATACCAGATATCCTTTAAGTTTGACACTAAATTCATCTGTTGTGGATTTAAACATAAATAAATGTCTTATAATAATTTATATGTTTTTTCATTTGTGTGCTTATCAATTCTTTCTCTAGCTATATCAAAATACTCTTGATTTATTTCAATACCAATAAATTTGCGATTTAGATTTAGTGCTGCAATAGCTGTTGTGCCACTTCCCATAAAAGGGTCAAGAATTACGTCATTCTCATTTGTTACCCATTTTATTAATGTTTCAATAACATTCACTGGTTTTTGTGTTGGATGTTTTGTTCTTTCAGAATGAGGCATACACGGCTTTGGATTGCCCAAAATAACATCTGTTTGATAACGAAAACCATCATTGCTACTCACATAATTATCTTCAGTCCAAGCAGATTGACATGCTCTATCTATCTGATCTTTGCCACCTCTCCTATAACCTGATTTTCTCTGTTTTTTGGAATAGGGTTCACCGACTACTTTCACATGATTCCAAGTTAAATTTTTTATTTTATGTTCGGGATGTGCGAAAACAGTGTATAATTCTGATTTACAACGTGGCTTTTTTGCTGAGTGTGTTCTCATTCCTGATAATGTTTTTAACCAAACACCGTTAAATCTAAAACTCCAAATAGTAGAGATATGTGCAGACATTTCAATTGGGCAAAATACAATTAAATAACCATCAGGCTTAACAACCCTTAATAATTCATTTACCCATTGCATATTTAAATTATTTTTATCAAAATGCAAATCTGTAGTTAGATATGGTGGGTCTGTAATTATTGCGTCAATTGAATTTTCATCTAAATCTTTTATTGCATTTAAACAATCATCTTTAATTAATATCACTTTTATATCTCGTTATTTTTCGTTTTTTTGATGAACTCGTACAATGTTCATTGTGATACTAGCTACAACAAATTCCGCAGATGCTTGACCTTGAAAATCTGTTTTATCAGGTGGCAAGACATCATATTTACTTTGTAGCACATGACCGCCGCTATCTCTACTATATTTTCTAACTTCTATTGTTTTTACCATTTTAGCTATATCAACAAAACCTTGATCTGTGTGAATAGACCTAGACCAATCCCTGAAGAAATTACGAACTCTTAATAAACGTCCTTTATTTCCATCATCATAAAAATCCACAGTTAATTCACCTAAATAATTTACAGCTTTTGGAATTGGTAAATTCAAACCGGGTCCCACAGGAATAGTTTCATATTCTATATTGTAAATAGGCTCTGTCACACTCTGAGCAGGAATAACATCATTAATAGCACCACCACTTTGCAAAATATTGGGGGTGCTTTCCGTAAATCTTACCGACCATAAGTGACCTTGATAAAATTCTGATGATTTATGGATTGAATCTAGGCTGAATTTCATATTTTATTCTGCATTATTTAATTAAATTATATTTGTAAATAATCTCTTATTTATAGATTAAGTCTAGTGCAACATTATAGTGTGGATTTTAATTAAGCCATGCTTTGATTCAATAGTTTCGAGTCTTTATCAATAACTTCTATTTTTTTATTAATAATTTTTCTTTCTTTTGCTAATTTTTTGGCTGTTTTTCTGATAATTTTATCTAATTTTGCAGGTTCACCATGTATATTTGCAAATGATCCACCTTGTATCAGGTCTGGTTTATGGTCGGGGTCTCCTGCCTTCTTACCTTTATTATCCTTGCTTTTGTTGTTTTTCAAAAGTGTGTGAATTAATTTACCTTTTGTCACATTATCAGGATGATCTTTCTTTAATGCTGCTAAATCAATCTTATTGTCTTTAATGTATTTAGGGTCAATCGCACCATATTTAGCACCCTTTTTTCTTGTGCCTTTTGCTTTCCCAGTTGGAAGAAGTCCAAGTCCTATCATTTTGCGAACCCATGCCCATCTACCTGCTTCATGGATAGGTTCATATTCACTATCATAATTTTCTTCTGAATATGCTTCATGAATATCCATGAAATAATTAATTTTTTCGTACATTTTATTTTCCTTTTGTTAATTGTTTTGTTATATTAATAAAATAACTATTCATCTCTATCCATCATAATTATTGCTTTCGTTGTTTTAATTTGCTTTATATTTTCGCACTTAATTAAATCTTTTTTATTAATTTCAGTATCTAATGATATTTTTTTATTATCTGGTACAATAAACATATCCATATCATGATTGATAATCCATTTAAACATAAATTCAGAAACAGCTATAGGAATATCATACCAATAATTTTTAGAATCTGTATGAATAAAAACAGCATTTCCACGCTTATTTTTAGATATTTTTAACGGGACGGTTTCTGAATATATTTCTTTTAACTCATCAAATCTCTCTTTGTAATCAGATTCTAATTCTTTAATATCATCATTATATTGAGTAGTTAAACTTTTGATTGTGTTTGGTTCGGCAGCAGAAATATCTTGCTCATATTGAGATTTTCTCTGTGCTATTTCTGTTTTTTTATCTGTTTTTAATTTGTTTACTTTTGCTGTATATTCTTTGTCGCTTTTCAAATCTACCGTAGGAATACTATATTCTCTTATAAAATCTAAATCCATATAGATTTTCATGGGTATTAGCTTTCCAATATCCTCATTAATCAACAATAATAATCTATATGCACGCGACATAATTACCTACTTTTGGCAGCGAAACCTTGTTTTTTATCTGTTAAACCTACTGAATTAGCCAATCTATCAAGTTTTCTAACAGCATCTTGTATTGTTTGAGTAGGATCAATCACTCTAAACAATTGTTGTTCTATCATATCACGCAGTTTGGCATACACTTTACTATTCATTGCAATATGTTTAATTATTTCGTCTGGATTTAAAATACCATTAAAAAAACCATTAAAAAAATCATTAACTTCTAAATATCTACAGTTTTTAATATGTGGTAAATATAACGCAATAGTATTCGATGATTTAGCTCTTGGGATTAGGAATGTATTGGCTTTATATCCAGCCTGCCATTGGGCGTTAATCCATAATCTTATTGTTTCTATCGAAGCCTCAAAATTCTCATTTGATAGAATTGTTTTATTTCTACTATGACCATCTCCATTTTGCGTGAACAAAGGATACATACCATTTCTACCACTTACAATTAAATTCATTTCATTGTTATCCAATAAACCCAAATCAGCACAAAGTGTAATTATTTGAAATGCAAAATGATTTACTACATTGTATGCTGTATAACCACTCAATAAATCTTCAATTATAGGTTTTACTTCTTTTCGTTTAATATTTGGCTTGTTTTTTATAAATGTATATATAGACTCATATTGCTGTTCGTAAGATGCACCAATAGTATCTGCTATTGCGCTTAACACATCGTCCATAAACACTTCATTGTTTTTAATGTATCTAGTGAAATCTCTTTTATTCAACATATCAACTTCATTATTAAGTATTATACTAGAGACAAATGCCTCATTTACTGTATCTAATAATTTTATAGCTCTCATAACTCTCTCTATATTTTGTTTTTTTATAAATACATATTTGGATAAAAAATCCTGCTAGAATCAATTACAACACTATAGTTATAATTGATTTTAATCGTTTCTCTGTGCGTTAAATCCTAACCGCTTGCGTGCTTTAGCGGTCGCCGCACGCAGTGGAAGGATAAACGCTTGTGAGAATATTGCTTTATTTAGTATTTTAAAATGATTTACTTAGCATCTCAAAATTATTTTGTAATAAAAAATTCTCAAATTCGTCAAGCACTTTATTTCTGTATTTAGAAAGAAGATGTGGTAAATTGTTCTCAGCTTCCTGTATCATCCTAATTCCTTCAAATATTTTCGTATATTTTGCTGATTTTGTCCATACAGCAGCCAACAAATATGATTCTGTGTGATAATTATTATCCACCATTTCATAAATAAGTTCCGCTATTTCCTCAACCGTTTTCTTCATGTGTTTTTACAATCTTCTATATTTTCAGGGAATGATGTTTCTTCATTAATTCTTATTCTACTAACACTTACGTTTGCTTTACCTATATTTCTATTTATTTTTTGCGCTAATTTTGTCATAATTTATTTTTTATATACATTTATAATGTAATTTTAAATGATTAATTTCTCACAAGCGTTTATCCTTCCGTAGCGGGCGGAACAAACGCAAGCACGCAGACGGTTAGGATTTGACGCATAAGAGAAAGGCTAGATTTGATTATAATATCTAAATGATAGATTTATACATCTAAATCATAAAATTGATTCTAGCCCTGTTTTTATTGCAATAACGGCATATACAATAAAATATCTGATTATACTTTTTTCCAGTTAAACCACGCATATTCTATTGTCATTACGGGTTCAAAAGCCGCAGGACTATCACCTGCTTCTAAATCACCACCTTGATCCATATCTGTCATAATACAACGATGTAGCTCATATATTTGTTTTGGTTTATCTTGTTTATCCAATAAAGTCATGGTTATTTCACCAAATAATGCAGCATGTGCTACTCCTTGTATGCCAGTTACATCATTTTGTGTCCAGTTGTATATGTCATTATGCCATTTCATCATAGTTTCAACGATGTCAGCAGTAACACTTTCAAAAAATGTTAAAGTAATACTACCATTTCTTTGAACTATACCCGGACCCGGAAAGGTATAACCATGAGCAACAACATCTATTTTTGCATGAGTGGATTTGGGTAATCCCATTGTTTTTGCACGCATTCTCAAACCTTCAGCGTTAGCAAATGGTGCGCCACTAAAAGTTACATCCCAATGAAATTTCGTTTGAACTTCAGCAATTTTATGTAATTGATCAGCCGTGTATTTCATATTCCTATATTCCTATATTCTAACTTCATTAAAATTTGCGCCAGTTCTTGTTATTACAATTCGTGCTGTTATAAATTCCGCTGTTTTAATGGGTTGTAAATATATATCAACATACATTTGATTTCTATCAATAATAGCAGGCGTATTATTTGTTTCATCACAAACAACATTATAATCATATAAACCACGTCTAGTTTTAATATCTTGTAAGAATATATTAAGGTCTGAACGCATTTTATTTCTTGTAAAATCATCGTTAAATTTAAAAACTTGATATTCGAGATAATCTCTAGCACCACGTTCAATAACAATTAACAAAAATCTCACGTTTATTCTATCTAAAGCACTTGGTTTTGTTTGTAATGTTTTTTGACCCCAAATAACCAAACCCTTATTAGGCGCAAATCTTATTGTATTTATTTGATTATCATATAAAATATCACGCTCGCCTAGTGTATATCTACGAAATACATCTAAAGCAACGACACGCCCATGATCCCAACCTGCGGGTGCATACCACAATTCCCTATTAGTAGAAATATATGAAATAGCACGAGATGCCCATGACTCAGGTGAAATCCAAATTTCAAAATCATTATACTTATCGTAAATTTTCGTCCACGGGGTATAAATAGCACCATAAGAAGAATTAATCATTAATTCACTACGATATTTCAATACACCCAAAACAATATCTGGATTTGCTTGTGCATCAAAATCCATTGACAATAAAGCAAAACAGTCTTGTCTTTTTTCGCAAATTTCAACAATTCTTTGTTGATAAGCCTTTGCTGTAACACCACTATCTAAAAACACAAGATAATCACATTGTTCAGCATCTTGAAAAACAGAGTCCAATGCTATTAAATATTGACCAATTGTCGGATATCCTGCATCATTTCCGCCTGTAGCTTTATTAGCACCTGCATCTCTAATTACATACGAATTACCAAGTAATTCTATTGTTGCATTTAAAGATACTTTTGGTAATATCGAACCGTTAATCCTTTCTAAATTATAATTTGTATAAATTCTTGCATTTTCTTGTTTGATTATTGCTGTAATATTACTAGAAATATTTATTGTAAAATCAACACCCGCAACTTTAGCGTGTAGAAGTAGTTTTGTTCCTACGACATTAGCTGTTACACGGCTTGTAGTATCTGCATTAATTACACCTGCTATTCCCTGTAAAATGCTCGATATTGTTGAATTATCTTGACCGGTATAACTGTATGTTTTACTATAATTAGTATAGGTAGTGCCTTTTATAATTATTTCATAAATTTCAGCGTTTGCCGCAACCAATGATAGTTCATAAATCTTCGCACGATTAAAATATTGTTTTAATGGCGAATTGATGGGAATGTATCTATCCATTGGAGGTAAATAATCCATGCCTAAATATACTGGAGTTTGTAATACAATAGTATCTAACGCACCTTCAGCTATACTAGGTGCAATAGTTGCTATTTTATATGTAGTTCCATTAATTTCTACTGGTTTTGTGACATCAATATTTACAACTTCTTCAGTGTTAATTCTAATTCTATTATCGCCATCCCAAACAGATTCTACAATTGTAGCGTTTTTATTATAATTTGGTATTTTTGAAGGTTGTCTTATATAATATAAAGTTTTCAACGGCTCTACAGGTTCACCATTTTCATCAGTCATAAATTCATTGTTTTTAACACGAATATATGATGATTGTTGATTAACCTTGTCTTCTAAAAACAATTGCCGACCATATCCATCTCTACTTTGCTTTCTGGCAACCTCCCATTCTTCAACTAAAATACCATCAAAATAAACATCAATCCAAAATGCTTCTTCATAATTTTTGCTATCTCTAACTGCAATTGCTAATTTATTACCCCATTCACCCGGAGTATTAGCATAAACCATAAAAGCATCATGATGTTCAAAATCGCCTTTTACTACTTTATAAACTTCATTACCAATTGTTGCAGATATTTGATCTGCATATAACTTGTCAACTGTAATTGTATTCACATAATTGTGGGTTTGCCACTTAGATAATACCTTATATTGCGTATTATTTATTTCAATCCAATCCTCTTCTGCAATAGGATCGTTATTTGAAATTCTTATTGTATCAGTTGTACCCGGTATCAATTCTTTGGCTTTAACAATAGGTATGTAATTTGTAACCTGAGTGGATTTTAATTTTACATTTGTGCCTTTTGGAATATCAACACCAATCTGAGAAGTAAACGAGATACTCTTATAATCAACTATTTGTTTTAAACCTGCAATAGATTTAAAACTATATGTAAATGGGACTCCAGCAACCTTAGCTTCAATAACTAAATTATTAGTATTTATTGTTGCAGTAACATCGGCATCACCCGACATTGCAGTCACAATTGCATTAATAATCGCTGTTCTCGTAGCATTGTTTTCTGATGTAATTGTATAATCATTTCCGTTGATTGTGATAGTATATTTAACATTTGATATTACATCTGGATATAATGTTATTTTTTGAGCAACACTCGCTCCTTCATTGGAGCTATCAATTATATTAGTGACATGCCATTTAGAAACAATAGGATTATTTAATAAAATTGTTTTTGGAGATGCAGTAGGATTAAATTCTGATACAATGTATGATTGATCATCTATTGATACTCTTAATCCAACAGTAATCGGTGCTAAATCATCTGTTGTTGTAATAACTGGAGAGCCATCAACACCATTTATATTAATATCTGTGTTAAAATTTTCAGTAAAGATGACCGGAGTTATAGATGAAACTGTTAATTCATTAGAGCCATCAACACCAAATTTTAATTTAGAATTAACAACTATAGAATTATGTAGTGTTTTGGAATATATAAGAGAATCAGTAGAGACTGCTAACTTATCTGCATAGGTTATAGGAGATGTATTTAGATAGTAATGTCTAACAGCTTTAATTTCACTGTCATACGCCACTGCGTTTATTGCACCATCAATTCTTATGAAATCATACGGTGTTAAAACAGTATCTTTTTGAATAACTGTATATGTTTGATAAATCATAGATTCTTCACGCGACATATCAGTAGTATCTTTAAATGTGACGCTATCACCTATTTCTATTGGTGCTGTGTTATCAATATTAAATACATTGTCTCCTTCATACGGCTTATCTAATAATGCGATTGGAGGTAAGTACGAGCTAACTTCTCTGGTGGTTGGATATTGTGAAAATTGAAAACCTTCAATTTGTTCTGCTGTTAAAGACCCTAGCGGTTGAACTATCGGATCAATAACAGGATTTTCCAAAATATAACCATATTCATCAAACTCTGAAATTGGATTTATCTTAGAACGTACTAATAATGATGAGTATGTTTGCCCTTTATCAACTCTAACAACATATAATTTATTACTTTCTTTCAAGAAATTTATTGCACTATAGATACCTAAACCGTATTTTTTTGGTAGTGGCTTTCCATAATTGTCAATTAGTTGTTTTTCATTGGTAACTAACATCTTATCATTAACTTTGCCTCGTTCAGAGTCAATAATAATTGCACCAATAACACCATTAAACGTGCTTACAACTTCAGATAGGTCGTATTCTTGAATATATACATTAGGTGAACCCATTCCCATAGTATTATCCCTTTATTTTAAACTGCAATTTTGTATTCTTCAATTTCTCTATTTGAGCATCTGTAAGTTTTAAAGTCATAGTGCCTTTAGGTGGCACAACTATTGTATCTCTTTCATCAATAGACATAGGTAAATACGTTGGAGAATTATTTGTATTTACTATTTCAACTAATTTAATTATTTGGTTATTCATAATCATTCATCCAGCGTAAAACGAGATATAATTACATTTACATCTCTAATTTTTTTATTGTCAATTCTTGTGATTTTACCTTCCTCATCTAATATATATTCTGTATTGAAAGTTGATATATAATTATCAAGGCAATACAATTCTTTTGTGCTATCAGTTACAAAGAAATTTGTTTTTATATTTAATAATCTAGGATACATATAACTTTCAGGCGATATAAATATACCCTGAATATCTACAGAGAAATCACATGACCAAAAAGCACCATATTTATTAAAATCAACTAATTCAAAACTACTGATATCAGGAAAATTCAAATTATACACAAGTTTTATTGTATCAATTGTATCTTCAAGTTGAACTGAAATCTCTATATCAGTATTTCTGCGTAACTTTATTGCGTGAAGTATTTCAAATACTTCATTTACTTCCCTATAATTAGTAATCAACTTATAATTTAATGTAATTTTTCCAAAAACAAATTCTTTTAATTGCGCTGTCTTTATATCGTTTTTGGAAATAGCATACATTTTTTCGGTTGAATGTCTAAATAATTCATTACCAGTAAAAGGACTTCTGTTATATAACAGATAAACCCTGCCATCTTTATTATTTAATAATTTAATATTCTGTTGATTTGTTGTTTCAAATAATTTTGGAATATCATTATTAGGGTCTAATGAAGGACTAAAATAAGGGTAGATAAAAAAATAGTCCTTAAATAAATTGATTAAACAATTATTTAAAGACTTGGTAATTACATCAGTTATCATTTTTCTATTATTCTCGAAATAAACAAAGGTCGATTGGACTCGCTATCAACACTGTTTAATTCTGGTTTTTTCTCAAATTGATTTATTTCAACTTGACTTGATAAATTCGTTACTATTTCATCATGAGAAATCTCTGTCTCTGAAAGAGCATCATTATGATTAACCACACTATTTGTCAATGTGTATGTGGTAAGTACATATTTATAAAAATACACTTCGTCATTATCTACTATCTTTTGAATGTTATTAACTTGATAATTTTGTATTTTTTGACTCAAACGCAGAGCAATAAGTGAGCCTATTGGAAACTCTAGTGTTGAATATATAGCATTTTCATCGTCAATTGGGGTAAATGGTAATATTGATAGATTGGTACTTTTATTTTTAAATACACTATTAATTAATACTTTGCCCTCGTAATCGGGTGTATCATTATAATTAATTAAATCATAATCAGCCCGAATTGTTACCATGTTGACAGGAAAATAAACACTTGTCATTGTTCCGTATATTTCAATACAATATAGTAGATTTGATCTGGATACCCTATTTGCACTTTGTGAAAAATACATATAAAATATTAATGATAATTTATGTAATTCTTACAAAGTTCATTACCAAATTTCTTTTTAGCTACTTTCACCATTTGAGCGAAAATCTCATTAGCTTTATTATGTTGTTCCATATTTAAACCACCATTATTTTCTCTTGCATCTCTTATTAAACTCAATTGTTTTAACATATTACTTACATCTTCATTGTATTGAAGTAAAAATTTAGCAACCTCAATATATGCTGTCAGTTTATCACCATTCATATACAGTGGACTTGTTTTCTTCTTTAACTCAGCTAATCCTTTTCTTTGCACTTTATCAGGTTCAGCTTCATTTATTTTGCTTATTATTCTTTGTGCTAATGTTGCCATTGTTATTTTCCTTTGATTAATATTTTTTAATTTAATGATGAAAATAAATTTTGTACAGTTTTATTTCTTAAATTTTCATCTTTAATTAGATTGCATAAAGATATTAATAGTAAAATGCCTTTATCGTCACCTTCTTCTTTGTAATGCCTTAAATTCTTTCTTATATTAGATGCTACCTGTACGTCGATATCCATAATTTAATATCACATTATTATGATAAATAGAACCAATTTTATTATTTAAATTTATAATATTGATTCTAATATTTAAATCAATTTAACAAACCTGACTTTTTCGCTTTCCTCCGACCCAACACTTGTTTTCTTCTAAAGAAATAATGTTCCATAGAGCTATCATCGCCTGCTTCACGCTTACCAACGTTAAACAGTCGGGAAGAAACTAATTTCATTTGTCCATCCTCTATTGCATCAAACTTGTCATCTAAAAACGTTTTGGAATTAATTAATTCTTGAATAACTTCATTTGGTTTCCTCTTGGGGTATTCAAAGTCGTTATCATTCAACTGTTTTAAAAAAAGCGATGGATTATTTTGAATTTCGCATAATTTATCTTTGCAATATACCAAAACCACATCCTCATTATCTTTTATACCTGCATACAAGGTTGCGTTTCGTGGCATTTGTTTTTTAATTTTGCCGACTTGTATTTTCACTTTTTGAGGTACTGTAATTTCATAACCACCTACAGAAAACATTAATTTTTCTTCATTAATACTAAGCAAATTAATAATATTTCTCGCTAACGACATAACTTCTCCATATATTGTTTATGGTTTATGGTTTTTATATTACATTAATTTTTCAAAGAGCTTTTCACCTGTTACATAAAATATTTGACTTTTATCGCAGTGTTTCATTATGGTATTAAACGTTTTTTCTGGTGTGTTTTCTGGTTTAAATTCTTGATAGTAACTACCCCAACGATACTCAAATGGGTTATGACCATTCACGTTATACTCCTTTATAAGTTTATTAAAATTTTTCGTATCTGTATAAACACAAGAATATAATCCAGAACCACTATCTTTACCACAAAAAGCAACAGCAATAGGATTCGTTTCACTACAACCATAAATAATATATGCAGTCAAACCCTTTTTTTTACCACATTCTGTTTCTGCTTTGTTAAAAGCATTTATACCTTTTATTCCGAATTCCTTTTTTGTACCATCAATTGCTGTTTTTATTTCTGTTTTTGCTTCATTAATAGTATATCCATCATCATTATTAATTATTCTAATAATATTACTTGCTAACGACATAAATTCCCTATATATTATTTATTAATTTTTAAGATCATATTGCAAAAGTTGGTTTTCTATGACTATCTATCAACACTAAGTGGCTTGATAATTCTTGCATATCTCAATGATGGTATTTTTGAGATATGATTTCATTCTTTTCAACCCTAAATCGTTTAATTTTACATCACCTTTAGTAGTCATGTAACTGCTATTACCGAATAATATCGAGTAAATCTCCCAACATAATCGCATCATTTCTTCTGTACTGCTGACATCTCGTAATTTCTTTACCCCATCTTGTGGTAAATGATTAACTAGATTGATGCAATCTTGCAGATATTTCAATTTCTGTTTCGTAAATTTAATATCCATTAAAAAAACTTTTCACATATATCTTTAAATGCGTGACTTCTGGTTTTGATAAACATATCCTTCACATAAAATGGTGATGGTATGGTTTTTTCAGTGTTATCTTCATTATTAATTATTCTAATAATATTTCCTGCTAACGACATAGTTTTTCCAATATATTATTTATTATAAATCATTATGCTTCATATAATTTAATCTATATCACTACCAACGTAGAACTACCATAAATTCATTGCGTCTTCCAAAAAGTTAGCCTCGCCTGCAACATATCCTACTCTGATCAGCCGATGAGCTACCAATTTTTTTTGCATGTTTTCTGTGTAATCGTCATCTATGAACACTTTAGACTTTGCTAAATTTACAAAGATTGTCTCTGGTTTCATGGTGGGTTCTTTAAAGTCGCCACTTTTCAACTGTTTCTCTAAAATTGATGGATTATCTTGAATCTCACATAATCCATCTTTGCAATACACCAAAATTAGTTTACCATCTTCGTCTTTTTCACGACCTGTTATACCTGCATACAATGTCGCACCTTTCGGCAGGTTTTTCTTAATTCTATTGGTTATCCGTTTTACTTCTGTTGATATTTCAACTTCAACACTACCTATAGAGTAAATAGTTGTATTTGCTTCATTAATACTAAGTAATTTGATCACATTTCCTGCTAACGACATAATCTCTCCATATATTGTTTATGGTTTATGGTTTTTATATTACATACCACTTACCGATATTTGATTATTTTTTGAATCATCTCAGGTGTGGTTGTATCATCAAGATAAATCAGACTAACATTTTTATCTTCAAGTCTGTTTTGTAATTTTACTGGAATTTCGTCGAACTTCTTTCCTTCTAAATCATCAACACCAATTAACGCAAACTCATTGTTCAAATACTTACAAATACTGAACAAATCCAATTCACCTGCTACCACTTTAGAAACTATACTTGATTTATTATCTATTAAGTAAATGGGTTTCAATAAATGCTTTTCCAATATCAATTCGATGATAGCTGAAGCATCTTCGATATCGTAATCTTTTAATTTGAACCAGCCCTTATTATACAAGTTCTTTAATCTAATTGCACTCATTTCATCATTACGTGAGTTAATTGGTGCTTTATATGACATTTCATTAATGGTATATCTGCTATCACTGTTAATTATTTTAATAATATTTCCTGCTAACGACATAATCTCTCCATATATTGTTTGTGGTCTTGTATTGCAAATGTTGTTTTTTTATGACTATCTATCAATACTAAGTGTCTTTACAATCATTAGTTACCTTATTGATAGCACTATAAAACCAAACTAGGCGTTCTCTCTCCTTACTCTTGCGTAACCAATCGTTGTCGTTGTACATATACTCTAATTTCTCTTTAATCTGCGACCATAACAACATTATTTCTTCTCCACTGACAACTTTTTTCCTTTTTAATTGATTTGCAGCATTTACTATAGATGATATTTCATCTTTTGGTAAATCCGCAATCATTTCTATATAAGCGTTCAAGAGACTCAACTTGTTTTTTTTGTATTTATCGTCCAATGAAAAAAAAATCGTAAGAATATCTTTCTCTGATACTCCTTTTTTTGTCATGTTTTTTAAATCGCATGGTGAGGATTTATTGATGTTACCCTCATTCTCAATTATTCTAATAATATTTCCTGCTAACGACATAATCTCTCCAAAATTTATTGATGTAATTTACCTTTATGCTCAAGAATAGTGGTTAATTCTGTTAGGTGTTTACATAAACCAATTTGATGTTTTGCATTTCTTGGTTTACCTCTACCTGTTACAACGAATTTATCTACACTACCATAATGAGCATCTTTCGCATTATTAGCATTTGCCCATGTATATTTATAATCATCACATGAACACTTTACTTTTACGGGTGTTTTGTGAATTGACGGCATTGTTGCAAAAAAAGGAATGCTTTTAATATACGTCAACAATTGATGGTCGGCATCCTTTTTTTCTGCAAAAGAAATATTATCAAAAAATATCTCCACTTCATATTGACGTTTTGCACCAATGGCAACCGCTCTAAATAATAATGTTTTTTCATCTGCTGAAGATTTAATATCAGTAAAAGAAACCTTTTTTATTTCACCTGAATCATGACCTAGTTTGTCTTTACCATCAATTAATTGAATTAATGTGGCGGACATTTTACTTACCCTTTAATTCATCTAGTTCACCTAATATGCGTTCGCGGTCTAAAATATCTGCAAATATAGCATTTATAATTATTTCATATTCTTCTTTTGAAAGTTTCTGCTCTGCTATATATTTTTTTAGTATCACGCTATTGGGCATTAATTCATGTCCATGTGAAATCAACCATTCAGTATATTTATCTAATATTTCTTTTTTGTTTGAAGTTTTTTCTGAAGGTGATAATATAATATCTGTATTTTCTCTGATTTTTCTAATGTTGTAGTTTATCATGTTCCACGACATTTAAGTTGTTTGTATTTAAATTGTTTGTAGTGTATGTTTTTATACTAATCATCAATTAAAGCTCTAGCTTTCAATTAAAGTTTCTAGCTTTCTCAGTAGCATATTCATTGTTTTTTTTGGTATATTTTTGTTACCTGAAATAACAAGAATTTCAAGAGAATCCTCCATAGACATAGCAATTAATTCTTCATGTGGCAAATTAGTAAATAGATTATTTGAAATATCCAATTCTTTTAATTTGTCAAGCCCAAATACTTCAACAGGCAATTCACTTAGTCTATTATTTGATAAATTAAGCTCGACTAAACCAGTTAATTTAAAAACTTCTTGTGGTATCTCAGTTAAACCAAGTTTAGATAAATCAAGTATTTTACCTTTTGTTTTAGTCAAACAAGTTTCAATACGTGATAAAACCATATCGTCATTGTCTGCTTCATTAAGAATTCTAATTATATTTCGTGCTAAACTCATATTTTTCTCATTTAAATCATTAAATTATAGTCCACCATGTACTGTTTTGTCTTAAAGTTTCCATAGTGCTGTCCCATAAATCCTTGCCTTCTGATACTAAATCAGAAGCATCTGTAGTAATTGGTAAATCGTTTGCAGTAAATGCTCTTCTTTGCTTTCCTACTGTCATCAAAAATTTCGCCGCTAATAAATTTAGGAATTCTGTATTTGAATATGTAATTTCAACTAAATCATAATCAATAATTGCCATTTCAGAATTATAAATGTTTCTTATAGTATAATCATAATTACCCATCACATATAATAAACCAACATAATTAATATATAATTTTGGTCTATTATATTTCCAAGTAGGTAATGCTGGGATATGCTCAGTATCTCTGATTCTATTTGGCAATAAATTAGGTTCTAAATTAGGTTCTTGATATAAATTATTTAAAGTTATAAACCTATTAGAAATCTTGTCTATTGTAATCGGTGAGGACTCTTGAGGAAAGATATATTGTTGGCTTTCAACATATATCGTGCTACTATCTCTTCTAGGTCTATAATTAGTGTATTCACCCAGCACAGACTTAGTTAAAATCAGGAATTTATTTAAATTTATCTCTGATTTAACTAAATCAGAGACTAGATAATTCCCTGTTTCAAGTAATATATAATCTATTATATCACTTAATTTCATAATAGTTAGAACTTACATTTACATTTACATTCATCATCAGAGTCTTCATCATCAAATTCATCATCAGAGTCTTCATCATCAAATTCATCATCAGAGTCTTCATCATCAAATTCATCATCAGAGTCTTCATCATCAAATTCATCATCAGAGTCTTCATCAGAGTCTTCATCATCGAATTCATCATCTGAATCTTCATCATCAAATTCATCATCTGAATCTTCATCATCGAATTCATCATCTGAATCTTCATCATCGAATTCATCATCTGAATCTTCATCATCGAATTCATCAGATTCATCATCAGAATATTCGTCATCGAAATATTGACTTGAATTTATTTTTTCTAAAATATTTTGAGCCTTATTCATTTCTTTATCCTATTAAAGATGTTTCTTCTTTTTATCTGTATTTGGTTTTTCTGCAACATTAACAACAACATCTTCTTTTTCTTGAGTTTTTTCAGCTATATCTAACTCATTATTTTCTTTTTCTTCTTGAACAGGTTGAACTGTTGGTGCTGTATTTTGTGTTACAATTTTAGGTGGAATCACCACATGATTTACAGCTTTTTCTTTTTTATCAGTATCTTGTGCTTCATACGCTACAATAGGGTGCATTGATTGCAAAATTGCACGCCAATCATCTTTTAGTGAATTTAAATCTAATGTAATAGACTCATTAGGTTTAATTGAAATTTGTTTCAAATCTTTTGTAATTACACATTGCACAAGATTCTTACTTGAATTGTTTTTTATCTTAATTACTATCATTTATGTACCTTTTTTACATATAGTTAATGTATTATTTAGATTAATCTTCGTGATCATCATAATAACTGGGTCGATATCTATTTTCTTTTAGAAATTCAGTAATAATTGTATCTGGGTCATACTTTTTATATGCTTTTACAACTTCATCACCATAGTCTTCATATTCTTGATACTGAATATCGCCTATGAATTCGAGACTATTCCTGTTTAGTCTTATTCTAAAATGTCGCTCACTATTATCAAGACTCTGATTTTGAGGTCGTAAAAATATTTGGCAAATATCTCTACCGCTATCAGCAAAAACAAGATTGTATTTTGCTTTATTTGCTTGCGATGTAAAAGTATTTATATATGGCTTTAGTTCTCTATTTTTTATTGAAGTTGTATTTATTTTTATATTTTTTGCTTCATTTGTTTGTAGTCTATTCTCAAACAGTATTCTTAATATATTATTTGATAAACTCATTGTTTTTTTGCCTGTTTTGCTTTTAATTCCTTTATAGTTTCTTCAACCAGTTTTAAATTATTTTCTATATTTTCATCTTTTATACCTAACGCCACATACAACTTCATTGCAGTCTTATAACGATTTTCTCTCGTATCTAATTTTCCATTTTGAGCTTCGCTTATTTTTCTTTTTATATTTGCTAATAGTTTCTGTATATCTGGTGCAGCTTCAGCGGAAACTTTTGGTGAAACTTTATTAATAATATTCCCAAAAAAATTATACCATTCGGTTAATTCCATTTCTTTTTCTTGAATCACAGATTGAGAGGTTGAAATCACACTCATGTTACCAGCCATTTGTCGTAAAATATACATTTGCTGTCTTTTTAATTTTGCTAACTCATTTTCAGTAGCTTCCAATGCTTTTCTACTTGGAAATGCAGTTGCGTTTCTTAATTTATTTTCAAGATTTGCAATACCTTTTGCGTATCCCGTTCCTGATTTTTCAGAATCATCATAATTCGCTAATGCTACACCTATTTTTAAATCATATTGTTCAATTGATTTTGAAATTTTATCTATTTGTTTTTCGGCTTGTTTTAATATTACCTCAACTGTTTCAACAGAAAGATTGCTTAAATCATCTGATAGAGTATTTAACAACCCTATAGATTCACTATTTTGTTTAATAGTCTCTTGCATTTGTGCGATAATTTTTTTTGTCTTATCATCATCTGCGTTTTTAGATAGTTTTGCAATTTTACGATTTATTGTTTTATTGGCTTCAATCAATTTCTCTTGAAACCCTTTTATGGTAAAATCTTTTGGTAAATCTATACCATCCGCTTCTAACAACTTTAAAACTTTACTTGCTAAATTCATATATATTGTCCTTTAATTGTATGGTTAATGCCGTGAGGCAATAAAAAATATAATGCTCACGGCAATCATTAATTATGCTACTATTTTAATCCGCACTAAGAAACTAGGTATAACCACTTTCAAACCAGACCAAACAGCGGCTACACGTTGATTTCTCAATGGATTGTTACCAGCAGACAATGTAGATGATACAAATAAAGGCATATATGGGGCATGAACTAAAGGTGCTTCAAAATAAGACCCGCCTTTATATGCACACAAAATAGTGTCAGTATCAATGATTTGAGAAGCACGAATAACAGGAATGCCATTCAAATATCCATACAAACCAACGGATTGATTTAAGCTACTATCTACAGTAGTAAATCCCGGCATTGCGCGCAATACAGCGGCAGCATTAGTACCTGCAATCATACGTGATATGTTACCACGACCGGCAGCAGCATTTAGCTTGTTTTCAGCGTTTGCAAATGCGTCAATAAACGTTAATTTATGTTCTGCATAACTAACACCTGCGGGTGCTGTTTTACTCCAATTAACCACATTTAAACATGCAGCATCCATACGTCTAATAGCCACAGAATTGATAACTCTTGTCAATTCGCTTGTTAAATCTTGTGCAACTTCATCAGTTGCCATCCGTCCAAATCTTTTTTGGAAAGAATATTCTTGCAATACATTATCTTTATTAGAATTCGTTACGTTCTAATTAATTTTGCCATTTATTTTATTTTTATACTGCTACTGGTAAAGCATTATAGAGAATTGTTCTAGCTGTTAATTCAACTTCTAATTGAGTCGCCATATCAAACGCTCTTTTTACTATATTCTCCATAGATTCATGTGATGTAGTGGTGGTTAAAAACATACCGCCGTTTGTGGTTAATATGTTTTGAACTTCCGTTGTTACAAATTCGCTACATTCACGTCTTTTCGATTCCATCAATACAAATTCAGCGCAATCACACATTTTTCGCGCCCTTGTTACATATATTTCACTAAGATAATCCATATTAGTTTCAGGTTGTATTTCACCCGCTACTGACGCACCCAATGAATATAATGTTGCTGTCATTTGTTCTAAATCTGCTGCTATTGGTTTATTTACTAGATATTTATTCGGCATTATTATTTTTCCAATAATTAGGTTGTTGTTGTTTTTGGCAAAATTACTCATGTTTTCACGATGAGATGGGACTATATCTTAAATGTTATTCACATTTTCCGCCACTTCCATTCACTTGAATGTACAATTAGTCTCTGGACTTATACCCTTAAATTATTCCTATTTATCATTTTCATAAATCACTTTTTAAGTGGTAGGGTATTTAGCTGCTGATTATCCCAACCTATAGTCTTAATTAACGTTATTAAGAGTTACTTCACTTTTAAATTATTACTAATTTAATTAGCGTATAGTTTTTAACAGGATTTTCCAGCAATTCAACGGATTTATTCAGACCTATTCATTTAAGCCTGATTCTGCTTTTAAAGAGAATACTTCTGCACGAATATTTGTCGATTCTAACGAACCAGATATACCCAATAAATCATTATTGGCTTCCACATTGACACTGTATGATGCCACGATACTATGCACACCGGGATCGGATACAAATGCAATAGAAATAACACCTGTATCATAATTAATCGTTCCCGACATACCAGAACCCAATAATGCACCTTTACCATCATCAATAGCACGATAAGAAGTATCTGCTATTTTAAAATTCACAGTGAAGGGTCTTACAGGGACTTTTACAAGGTTAATAGTATAATCGGTTACACCTGCGACAGTAGCACCAATTGCTTCTTCTAGCACTTCATAACTGCCATAACTACCACTATAATTAGAGCCTGTAGTTGCAGATGTTATGATTTCACCGGCTGTACGACCATAACCGGTAGTAGTTGCTTTAATTTGCTTAAAGTAAATAATACCCGCTTCTTCTTCAATTGCTTGTGTTGATGCGATCAAAGGCAACACGGACGCACCATAACTGGCAGTAATTACATCTAAAGCCATATTAGGGATTTGCCCCAATTCTGCAAGCGTACCATTCGATTCTACGAATCGTTGATAATCTTCATATTGTTCAAGTTGTTTCCCTACTGCATATATATCACTAGGGTTTACAGATTGACCAGACCGTGCAAGCAATGAATTTGATTCAAATGCTTCTAATTGTGGTCTATATTTTTTGTAATACAACTCAGCATCGCGTTCTACAAGTGATTCATTTTGGCGTAACAAAGACATTTTATTTATATTCCTTTTTTTGTATTTTACAAATCCTTATATTTATCAGATTTTATAGTGTAAAACAATAAAGTAAAAGAATTTAATTGGTTTTTTTAATACTAATAATTAAATCTATAGTGTAAATTTAATTATTTTATGCAAATTAAGCGTTATTCATTAATCTACCAACTAAAGATTCATTTGCAGAAGCAGTTGGTTGTGGAATAACTTCACGGGATTGTTGACTCATTAAATACTTAGCACTATTCATGGCAGCTTTTACTTCTCCAAGATTTTCATTTTGGAAAATTTCAGCTATTTCTGATTGTGATAATCCACTTTCATTCAGCTTCTCAATTGTGGTCGGTTTAGCACCTAATTTCTTTGCTAAAGATATATTTTGGATACGTTTATGTTCTTCATTGATATGAGAAATTTTATCTTCTGCCTTTTCTAGTGCTTCTGCTACCATAGAAAAATTACCATTTTCATCTATAAATCTATCGGCTTCTTCTAACACATAAGCAATTTCACTATAATTTCCATAGCTTTCTGTAAAGCCATCAGTTACTTCTAATATTGTTGATATTGTATCGAAATCACCATTTTTATGTACAAATTGATTGGTTTCTTCTAACACATAAGCAATTTCTCGTAAATCGCCATATATATTAGTAAAATCTTCAACCATTTTCAATTTTTCTTTCAAGAAAGGATATCTTTGAATTTTATTTAGGTTTTTATCGGTAAATTCTAAAATTGCTTTTATTTCATCGAATGTACCAAATTCATCAACAAATTCTTCAACTTTGTCAATAACTCTAGCGGCTTCGATTAAACTACCATATTCTTCTTCAAACTCAGCAATACGCTTGTTTGTCGAATTACCTTCACCCATTTCATAAATGATTTTTTGATGTACTGATTCTAACGCTTCACGTATTTCAGACACACTACCTAATTCTTGGTATTTTTCTATTTTACTATTTAAATTTTCAATTGTTGCTTTTGTTTCATTTATATATGATTCTGTAGCACTCAACACTTCTCTAATTTCTGTAGGTGTACCTAACTCATTAGAGATCATTTTATAAGATTCGCCAACCTTTCTTGATTTTTCCAGAGCCTCTAAAATTTCAGCAGGCGTACCTAATCTTATATATTCTTTTATTAATTCTGATTTATCTTTGTTTTGTTCGTAACCAGATACACAATTAGCTAAAAATTCAGGTGAACCCAAACCTTCATATTGTGCCAAAGTTGCATTTGAATTAGCTAATTCTTTAACAGCTTGATTGTATTGCGTTAATAGTGAATTACGTTCTTCTTTTATTGCTACGTGTTCAGTTTTTAAGTGATTTACAAAATCTTCAGTGAATTGTTCCATATTATTTAAACCTTTGTTTTGAGATTCTTTTGCTTCTATTATTGTAGGGCTTGCTTCGAGAAAACCCGGACTTGTGACGAAATCAACGGTAAATAACTTAAATCCATCAGGAGATAAGATATTGGATTTGTCGCGTTCAAACTTACCAGCAGCACGAGTAGAAAAATATATCTTTCCTCCTGCTTTTAATATTGTATATAAATTTTTACCAGCAGGAGTTCCCAATATCAGAAATTCCCCCATACCACAGTTTTTATCATCTAACCATAATTTAGAAACTATATGTGAAATTTTACCATCTAAAATAGCTTTATCATCTACGGGTTGCTCATGCCCTACAGTTCCATATACTGAGCGATTTTTTAGCCTTTCGACTAATTCCTCATCCTGTAATACCGTTTCCCATAATTCTCTTGAATAATATCTCTTGTTTCTTGATTCTCTATTAGGAAAAAAACATTCACCTACTATTCGACCGATAATATGAGTTCCGTCAACAGGCGATTCCTTTCCTTCTTCAATTTCTATAATGTTTAAATTTGAACTTTCCCAAACATCATCTATCGTAACCAAAGTAGCAGGTTTTGCCATTACGTTTCCTCTGTATAATTAATCACATCATTTAAAAACTCTATTTCATCATCATCCAAAATTAATTCAGTTTTATTGTATGATTCAATAGCATCTTTAATCTTATTTTCAATACCGCCAATATATAACAAAGCCTCATCTAAAAATAATTCATAATCAACCTCATCATCAATTGATGATGAGTATTTATTACTTATTAATAGATGCACCTTTAAAGAATTAATTGCAATAAGTGATTCTTGTAATGAACTTCTATAAGACGGTCTTATATTTCTTAATGATAGTTTTCTACCTATTTGGCGATGTATTTTTTTACCTTTCATTGACCTATGAAATTTTTTAATTCCACGCATCATCTTATGTTTATTAACACGCCAATTTCTTTTCATTAAACTTCTTTGTCTATAGTTTTTTAAAGCTCTTTTTTTTCCAAGTCTTTCACATAATTTTTGCGTATCTATGAACATTTTATTATCTTCAAATGTTTCACAAACTATATCTTCTTCAAATGTGAATTTTTGTTTATCATCAACGTTCTCAAATATTATATATTCATTCATATATTTTCTTTAACGATAGTGTCGTTTATCTTATTCTTCATCTTCTTCATCATCTTTTTTGGGTTTTGGTGATTTCGTTAATGTAGTTTTAATCATATCTGCCGCTCTAAAACCAGCAGTATTAAATACCGCACCTAAATATTCTAAAAATTTACCTGTATCTATAAAGTCAATATCTTCCAGTCCCAATACTGGTGCTTCTTTTATAGCGGTTAATAAATCAGTTAAATCTTTAATTCCCTGTATAACTAACTGTACGCTTTCTAGGTTTTCTATTTGATCAACGTTTGTATCTGCATACATATTAATATATATATCTTCAGCAGCTAATTCAGGATCACCGTATTTGGCAGCTAAATGATTTAAACAGATTTGTATAATTCCTTGTTTTACCGCACGTTGTACACTTTTAACTTTTTTAGAATATCTAATAAATTGTTTTAAAGATGATCTGCGTGAACCTTGAGTAACAGAGCCTTCGCCAAAAACCAATTCAGGTGGAATGCCTATTGTTTGCACTACTGAGTTTCTATAATCATTAATGGTTGGTAATAAACCTTCTTTAATTTGATTATTAGAAAACACATCTACTTTTTCTAAAGCACCCTTATCACTAAATGATGGAATAACTTTGATTGACAGTGCGCGTGTAATTGCATTTAGTATTTGTCTTGAATCTTTCACATCAAAACTTGTTAATTTTGAATCATTCAATAACGATTCATAGCGTTGAGTTACCTTAAACATATCGTCTGTACTCATTGTGGGCGGCAATCCAACAGACACAATATTTCCAGCAGTTAATCCATAAAAAGTATTTGCAGATGCGGCTTTTTCCAACATATATAATTCTTGTATTTTTTCTAAAGCACCATAAAACAAAGACCTACCTACTCTTATTATAGGGCTTTTTAATGGTAAATCCATTCTATTTACAGCGTCTTTAGGTAATTCAACACGCACTTTTCTTGCGTCTATACAAAAATGTGCATAACAATGAACTGATTTTGGTTCATAACCTAGTCCACTTTTTTTATAAAATATTTTTGGAACATTTGAATCATATAAAGCGATAATTGAATTTGTTGGCACACTATCTAATAATCCTGTAATACCTATTCCTTTTTCAACTGTCATTTCAAGACAGTATTCTCCAAACAACAATAAATCTTCCAAAATATCTTCTATTAAACTAGGCAGGCTAAATTTCTTTAATAATTGATTTAATTCGTTGGTATATAATAGATTGTTTATTGAGTCCTTTTTATTAACAATAACATCTATCAAAGTGCCTTTTAAAACATCTTCTGTAAATGCGTCATCGCTAACAACGTCAATACATAATTGAGTTAAATAGAATGAACGTAATTGTTCTAATTTAGCATAATAAGACTCTCTCTCCATATTGACACTTAACAGAGAGCCTACAATACTGCTAAGATATTCTCTGCGTTTAAAGTCATGTAAATTAACTTTTTGATAATCATTACCCAATAAATGATCTCTAGCATCTACAGTGTCAATATAATCTTTTGTTGTTGTTTCATTGATTTGATCATCTATATTCATATTATCTATGCTTAACCAATTCTTTTATTTGGTTCATTAATACTTCATTTGAACAATATTTTGAGATAGTGCGGTCTAAATTATTTGTGTTTTGAAACTCAAGAATAACTTGAGCGGTTACATTACCAAACTTTAATTTAACATCTTCATATATTAAAGTTTTAATAGCAGGCATATTTTTTTTTATAATCATGGATGGGTTTTCATACCCTTGACCATATTGATATATATAATTAGGATTCATTTAACATTCCATTTAATAGTAATTCATAAGTGTTTTGAGATGACATTCTGTCAATCAATTTTCCATAATCCTCCACAGTAACACTAGCCCTGTATTTATTGCCTTTATATATTGATTGATAAACAGCACCACAAACAGCATCGGCTAAATCTTTGCTACCCGTTGACGGATGATCAACTTTCAATCTTGTCTCAATTAAAGAATTTAATTCTGTTTTTAATATTGGATGATTAACACAATATAATCTTTGTTCTAATATCGTATTTCTTAAAGTAATATAAGGTTCTTTGTTTTTATCTACAGAAATTAATTCTGTATCTATTCCTATCAAAGAAATATCTTGTCTTAAATTTGTTGATTGATAACCATCAGTAGAAACAACCGCAATAGGGATACCATTTATCTTTAAATCTGCAATAAAATCTTTTAGTTTATATAATGCTACTTGATGACCTCTTACCGGTTCTATTGCTAGAACCCACTCTATTTCGATAATAGGCTCTCTTGTTTTAAAATAATTTCCATTTAAATCTTGCTTTACTATTTCCCTCATTTCCCTGATAAACGCGCAAGCTATTCCAGTTTTATCTGAAACCAGTCCTATATCAATATGTATAAACCTAGCTTTTCTATTACTTAAAATAGATTGAATATCTATATAATCAATTATTTTTTGACTTCTATCAAAAAAATCTAATGTAATCACTTCTTTTGTAACTGGATTTATTTCATTTAAAGCGTCTGATATTTTCTCAGAAGATGAAATAAAATTAAACGCAGAAAGAGAACTTACACCTGCAATATCCCTAAGCGAATTCATTAAATCTTGTTGAAAAGACATCTCAAACTCGATAGGAACGTTTATTACTTTATTTTCAGGAATGTTTTTTAATTGATCTGTTTCTGTAACAATAAAAGCATCTGTATTAGCATCGCCAACAAAAACCCTAAAAGTTTTTCCACTATATAACCCCAAGTGTTTCTTCGCTTCCCAAATAGCATAATCGAAAACCCTAACAGATGGATCGTTTCTGCATTTTTCAATATGTTGTTCAATAAAAGACCCTTCATCTGTTTTTGATGAATCAATCCATATATGACCGGGCATTGACCCGCCAGCTTGCATAAATCGTGATTGCATTCTTCGTAATACATTTGTGAAGTTATCTTTTGCTTGATTTGTGTTTTTATTTTGAAAATTAATCTCTGATAGAATTGCACCAACAACAGCAACACCTAAAACGTGGGAAGGTCGCGAACCGAATCCAACTGATATTTTATTGCAAAACAATGATGAATCTAGTGATTTTTCTACTTTTTCTTTAAAAAAAGGCGATGTCATAACCCAATCAATTAATTGGTTATATAAAACTGATTCTGCCAATGATTTATTAGTATTAATTAAAACATACTGGATTTCTGTGGATTTTATTAATTTAAAATAATCATGAGGATTTTCTAAGTGCAAAATTTTACAAAGATCGTATAATGTTGCAGCTAAACTAAACGTTGATTTTCCTAGTCCAATCGCTCCAGTTATTATAATTTGCAAATATGGTGAATAATATGGGTTGGGGAATATTTCTCGTAATGCTTCACGCCATATTGGATAAAGAATACTTTCACCTGTATTCTCGTTTTTTAATATTTTACCAAGATATTTTTCATCATCTAAAAATTCATCTATGTAAGGTGGAGGACTGGCATAACCGCTAGTCCTCGCCAATACATCCATAGCACCTTTATGACCATAATCTTTAACCAATGATTCTAAAACTGAAATATCATTGTATAATTTATTGTCAGGTAATGTCTTGATATTGTTCATTGCTGTTTTTCATCTTCCCAAGCATTAGCAACAAATCTTTTGCTGCTTTTTTAGCTTCTTCATTGCCTTTGATTTCTTTATTTTCTATAATTAATGAACGCAATTGTAATTCTAAATTATCCCAACCGATAAATGAACTTGTATTTTTTACATATTGTGCAGCACTATTTAAAGCATCAACACTTAATTTATATAACTCTAATACTTTTTTAGATTCTAATTCTTGAATATATTCTGGACTAAATATTTCTTGTTCAAACAATGAAACAGCACCTATTAAATGCGCTATTCTTTTTACATTCACTTCAGCAAGACCTGTAAGCGCAAGTCTAAAACCCAACTCTTTTGTTTTTATAGAATTTATTGGCTGAGAAGAGGAGTCATTAATTAGTTTTAATGCGTTTTCTATTGTTTTATTTTTATAATCTTTTGATAAAATTAATTCTGTATTATCCATATTAATGAGTATTCATCTGTGAAATGGTTTTTTCTAGTTGACTTACACGTTTTGTTAATTCTAATATTTGAGAATCTTTTTCTTTGATTTCTGAAACAAGTTGATTTATCTGATCGTTTCTTTTACTTAGAATATTGTCTTTTTCATCAAGTTTATCTCTAAGTCTTTTGTTTTCATGTTCAAAATCAATAACTTCTTGTAATCTTGTTTTGAATTCTAAAGTTTCATCTTGACATTCTTCTCTCGATTTTTCTAACGATTTTACACGCTCTATCAACCTATCATGCTCTTTAGATAATTGCGAATAGAAATCTGTTTCGGCTTTATATATTTTGCTATCCCTATTGGAATATTTAAAATATTGATAAACGGCAGCAATTAAAAGAGTTATAACAACAGAAATTGTAGCGGCAACATCAATATCAGTTGAAAATTGAAAATTAGATGTTGATTCATTATTTGCCACTTCCACAACATGATTAGTGTGTGCATTAGAATTTAAATCGTTAGAAAGCGTTGTAGTTTCCATATTTTACCCTCTTCACGATACAATATTTACATAGACTGATAAACCATATCCGAATTTACATCGAATATCTAAAAAAAACCTATTTAAATTGCATGTAAATTAGATTGTATAATTTATTTGTGCGTTGTAACGTCTGAAAACAGGGCTAGAATCAATTTTGTGTTTTTGGATGTACAAATCTACCATTTTAGATTAATAGTTAAATTTAGCCTTTTCTCTGTGCGTTAAACCCTAACCACCTGCGTGCTTTAGCGGTCGCCGCACGCTAGTGGAATGGTAAACGCTTGTGAGAAATTTTTCACTTTAAAGTTATATTGATAAATTTTTGTATTAATAAATTAAGTTTGGGAAGAAATGTGTTGAAGTGAGAAAAAACTATAAATAATGACCTACCTAGTAACTAGCATATCTATCTCCTAACGCGCGCACTTTTTTGTAATTTGCTGAAAATAAAAATCAAATTTCACGTTCTCATATTAATTTATCATTAAAAATATTAAATACAACACAATTTTAATCATGCTACTAACAATTTCTAGGAAGCCTGTAAAAATGAAATTTGTTAATCACACATTTCTAGGTTTTTTTAATGATATTTTAATAAGAAAGTCGAGATTCGTTTTCAATTTCAAATAATTATAAAAGTTGCGCGCGTTAGGAGATAGATAGATAGAGTCTTTTACTTGGTAGGTCTAATAATATAATTTTTTTCTCACCTCAACACATTTCTTCTCAAAATTAATTTATCAATATAACTTTAAAGGTAAAAAATTCTCACGAGCGTTTACCATTCCACTAGCGTGCGGCGACCGCACAAGCACGCAGGTGGTTAGGGTTTAACGCATAGAGAAACATGTTAAAATCAATTATAAATTTAAAATGGTGTGTTTGTATCATTCATACCATAAAGTCGATTCTAGCCCTGTTTTTAGCAGCTACAACACATGACAGACGCAATGATGTGGGATGTGAATTATGACATTGACACGATCCGACCGTCCCGTTATAATGTTTCACACGCCACGATTGCATGTGACACGGTAAAAACATCCTGTGTCATCAAATCCATCAATCCCACCATGAAAATAGGTGATATAAATGTTAGCTCAAGATATAGTTTGCGTTTATCAGTCGTGCAAAGGAAAGAGTTTAAAACAAAAATTTATTGCTTTGTGTTTTAAATTGGGGATTGCTGTAAAATTACAACAACGGGAGAATTTTGCATGTGATTGTCTTATATCTTTGATGTCTCTAAAGACACGTTATGATTTAAATGTCGCATTCCACGAGTTAGCGCATATAATATTAAACCACAAAGAAAACTCAATAGCCAATGAAATTGAGGCTGATCTGTTGAGTGATCATATCATTGACTTATTGTATGGCGATGGCAAATCATATTTATTTGGAGGGAGAATATATAACGCTAATCTGTATAGCGGTACATATAGTAGAAGTGAGTTGTTTGCATTTACAAATCATCATAGAATACCAATTGATGATGAAATTATTGAATACATAAAAGTATTCGCAAAAATGGATTTTTCTTCTTAATTTAAATGCGAAAACGGTGCTAATATGAAATTATGTTTGCATGTCGGGATGACTATCTATACGGTAAAAAACAAAAAAGTGTACGGATTAACAATCCATACAATAAAAAAAATAGGTAATCACGAGTATGTAAAATGCGTTATGAATACAACTAATGAAAGTTTTACATTTGTAAATCTTCAAGACGCAAGTGATGCGTATTTTTACAATATTGCAGGCGCGCTTGAACTGTTAAAATCTCTTCATGAAAAGCATTGAAGAACAAAGGGCAATATTGCAAAGTGTTAAACGCAATATTGCCCTTTGTTCTAAATTTCAATTTCGCCTTCTACATAAGAAATTTCACGACCTATTGATAAACTATATACATTTTTTGGTAAGAACATATTATCATAAGGTACTTTTTTTGTGTATTTGTTGGTAATTTCTAATTTAGAAACACTCAATTTATCTAATAATAAATTTAATGCGTATTCTGTAGATTGTATCTTAAATTTATTGTCTTTAATTTTTTTAAATTTAACCAAGTCATATAAATTTACCCCTATTTTTAATTCAATATCGAGAGTCGGGTTTATTGGGTGTGTGTCATTATAAATAATTGAATTATATAAAACATTTAAAAATTCATTAAAATAATTAGCGTCAAACTCAATCTCACCTGCATCATGCGTAAATGAAATAGTTTTGTGTGGGATATTGTTTGCTTTTAACTCTATATCACAATAATATAAATTTAATGCTGCTAATTGTGATGCTGTATTTTGTATTCGAGAATTAACATATAATCTCTTTAATTTTTCAACATCTCCCTTTAAATAAATAACGTCACCAAATGCAGATGATATAGTTGCATTCGTAACTGCATTATTTTGCATTTCTAATATGTATTTATGGACATTCTTAAACGATGAATAAAAAGAATTAAATAGTGACTCTGCTTTTTCAATATCTCCATTTAAAAAATCCCTCGCAAAATTTTCTGCTTTTTTTCCATATAGCAGTGAAAAAGAAGCTATTTTCGCTAGGCTTCTCTCTTCGTTATCAACTTCATCTATATTTTTATTGAAAATATAAGCGGCAATAAATTTATGGATATCCAGTCCATTTTTAAATGCTGTCAATAAATCATTATCTTTCGATAGTGCTGCTAACACTCTTAATTCAATTTGACTGTAATCAAAATGACACACTAAAAAATTGTTTCTAGGTGTGTATATCCTTCTAATTTCAGTATTTGAGGGGACTATATGAAAACCAGAGTCCCATCGTCTAGTTTCAGTAGAATTAGCTGAAAAACGCGTATTTAATAAATAAATATTTTTTTCATTTCCATTGTATTTTTCATAGCGAATTTGAGGAAATTCATTTGTTGAATTTGTTGTGCTATAAACATTATTTCTACCAAGATTTCCACTAATAAAAGTTGTTATTACATGGTCTATTTTTTTGTAAGCCTTTACAAAAAACAATAATTTAAATCTATCATCCCATGTTTCTATCATGTCAATATCAAAATTATCTGCATATTTTTTATATGCCATATAAAAAAAGTATAGATTATCTTGAGATATTGAATCATAAAACGATTGATATTTACTGACTGAAGCCAACACTTTTTTTGTTATATGCGTATTTTCTTCACTAAGAAATGCGATAATATCTTGCAATGGCTTTTTTAGTATAAAACAATATTTTGAATAAACACCTTCATAAATTAATTGTCTTTCAATCCAATAAATTTTAGCTATATTATCTATATCTTCACACCTAAAAACAGAGTAAAATAATGCGGCACCATCTTTAGTATTTAAATTCAATATCCTTTTTAATTGTGAATGTTCATCGTAAACATCTGTTTTCTTTATTTCAATATTAATCTTTAATAGATTTATTATCTGTAGCAAATACTCATTTCTTTTTTTGCAATATACTTTTTCTATTTTTGATGCAATACCCTCATCCCATCCAATTGCATTTGATTCTAAAATACATGACAAATATGATTGTTTGATAAAATACTGATATGGTTCACTGTGTTTTTCATATAACAGTTTTTTTAATTTCAAAATAGAAATGGGTGTTATTTGTTGACAATTACCAATGCTTAGATAAAGCATTAGTAATGTAGATATTTTTTCTTTTGTATTTGATGGGTTATCTATTGATAATAACACTGAAATATCTTGTAGTGGTAATTTCTTCTTTGTTAATCTCCAATAAATAGACATTTCTTTTTTTATGTCATGTATCCATACTTTACCTGTACTTAACAGGTTTTCAATTGCAGTAAGCTCATTGTCATAAAAATCCCTATCAACAATTATCTTGAATTCTTGTTTATGAGTAGCAAACCACAAACATTCTATTTTGAATTTATCATCCCATGAATAAAATTCATTAGTGATTGTCACCAATGCAACATCTGTCTCTCTCATTAATTGTGAAACAATATTTAATAAACCATCTAATTTTAGCTCAATACAACCCTCTATCGAGTCATTATCTCCATTAATAACAGATATATTATCACATAGAATATATTGACTATCGTTTGATAGTGTATTATATATCTGCTTATCCAAAACAAAAACCTTTTTAAAAGGTCTTGTTTCGCTAAGATCATCTGTAACACAATAATTAACAATCTTTTTATTGGCAGAAATTCTAATATCTTTAAATTCTTCTGAAAACTGAAATTCTGAGACATCGCTACATAAAAAACATATCTCAGAATTTACACCGTGTTGTATTAACACTAATTATCTTCCTTCAACGCTTCTTGAATATATTTCGGCAAAAGATGCGTAATTTTATTAATATTGCCATCAATAACATGCGTTATTGCAGTATCATCTTTATGTCGCACACTGCGACCACATGCCTGCGAGAATGTTCTCGCAACTTGAATCAAATACCACACATAAGATAGCTCCATTTTCTTTTTAATCCAATTATCACCTAAATTTGCAAATGGGATTTTAAATATTACTTGAAATCTTGACAAATCATCTGCTAAATCAACTCCCTCTGTCATTGATGGGGATAATAAAACACCGTTTTTTGTTGACTTTAATTTACCAACATCAAAAACCTCACCTCTTTTTGGTAAAATAAAACGCTTTGCATGTCTTGATTTTGATTCTATTAGTTTTTGATTTGAATATGAAACCGTATGAATAATTCCACGATCATCATCATGACAATCAAGTATTTCATCTAGTTTTTCGATATATAAATCAACTAATTTAGAAAAATTACCATTGTTTAAACCTTCTAAATTATGAAGCATAATGAGTCGATTTTCGATAGGAAATGGACTACTCAAACAATCAAAACCATATTCTTTGATACCTAAATTTGCAGCAAATTCCTTAACACCGCAAATTGTCGCACTCATCAATAATACATATTTACTGCGGTCAAATAATATTTTTGCAATATGTTTGGGTTCTAATGGTTTTAATATTGCTTTTACAATGTCTTCACTGCCATTGTTTTCAACATTATACATCTTAATATAAGATGACGGATTTGCTCTAAAAATCTGCAATAAAACCTCTAATCTTTTCATATATTCAATATATGATTTACATTTAGATAAATGCTCTTCCTTTCCTGTAAAGGTTAGCGTTGTTTTACTACCACGTTTATGTTTTAAAATTTCAGATGTTAAACGCTTATACATTAAGCCGATGTTATCAATAAAATTATCAAGAAAAGACAAATCTTCAGTCTGCCCTGAAATATAACTTTTCATCTCTAAAAATCCCCTACGAATTTTAGATGAGGATTCATTATCAACATGAATTCTTTTCATATATTTAAACAAACCATTTACTTGCTCAGACTCCAATTCAATTGAATAATGTGTGCAAATTAAGCTCTCCATATTATGAGCTTCATCTGCTATCAATAAATTACTATTTATTTCTGCATTCATTAAATAGTAAGCATAATTTGTAATACCTGTTGGTGCGGTAATAAATGCGTTAAAAGCATTAAAATAAGCACAACTTCCTATTGATGGACATGATCTTCCGCCACAATCAATATCGTTATAATGAGTAGATGCAGCACCCTTAAATAAGGATATTGCACAATCGTAATGCTTTGAACTTTCAATATTTTTTATATCATTGAAATCAGAAGAATATTGTCGTTGTAAATAGCGATTACAGGTAATGATTACACTATTTGCAACTGTGAAATAATTTATAACATTTGCGACTGTTTTTGCAATCACAGACTTTCCAATACCTGTTGGTGCTTCAAGTATATAGAATTTATTGCCGTCTATTAAGAAAGAAGATAGAATCTTCATGATAATTTGAAATTGACCGTCATTAAATTTTTTATGTGATGGAAACTTCAATTTCACCTGTTCTTCAATTTCTTCTAAAGTGATAGGTTGGGCTAATTCAGTCATTGGTAATTACCTTTTAATTAAATTGGGTTGTCAATAGAGTTGCATATTGAACTATATGGGCAGTACATACAACTCTCATTTGCTCTGCCGACAATTATATCAGAAGGTGAAGTTGATTGCAAGATTTTATCGCATTTATTTATCATAAACTTAACAAGAGTGGGTTCATATTCAACTGTTCTCACCTTAATATCAGATGTATTTTTATTGTAGGCTATAATAAATGATGGCTTATAATTATCCTCATAATACATATACATGTTAAGTTGACACCAATAAGGAAAAAACAATGATTTGATATTCCCATCACAAAACATTTCAAACTTATTTTGGTTCATTGTTTTAATATCAAATAAACGCCATTCACCATTAATCTTAACCAAACCATCACAATGTCCTCTAAATCTATTTGCAAAATCAGTATATGTATTTTGCTGTCCCGATATTCTTAACCCTCCACTATCCATTAAATGAATAATTTCTTGCTCTAAGATATGCCCCATCCTAAATATTCGATGTAATTTATCAGAAGTATCTTTTTGTATGACTTCAATTCCATTAAATTCTTTTATTTTGTTGAATTTAAACCACAGCAATCTAGGACATTGACCAATTTCAGACATCCCCAAATAATGCTCTCGCTCATAAGAAAGTATCTTTATTTCTACAGGCTTATTTAACCTGCTACCTTCATCAATTGCTTTTTCAATAATATGCGTATCTCGATTTATTACTAACATTTAGTAGCCATTTATTAGTGTTTTCTTTGTATTTATCATACAAATCTTGATTTAGTTTACTTTTATATCTTAAAAACTCTTCTGGGTCTGGTTGAATATCATCAATTTTTTGAAAAATGATACTGTTATGCCGAGAAACAAAAGGAAATAAATTTATTATATTTTTTATATTCTCTTTGTTCAAATATTCATTATCAAATGCACAATATATTTCATCAAATTCAAAATTCCTCAATATATCCATTTGATAATCTGTGATTATCGAACCCAAAACAGCGAATGGATTTGGATAACCCATTATCCTTAATGCAATCGCATCAAATACACCTTCACACAGTGTTATCGCATTTAATGATTGTACACTGTTCACATCGAAAAGTAAATGATCGGGCGAATACGGTATTTTATCACCAATACTTGTATAATGTTTTGGCTTTAATGAATCAGTAAAACGCAATTGAAATTGAAACACCTCGCCATTAAATAAAAAAGGAATAAAAATTGCATCTCTATAGTATTTTGCACTTTTTAATCCCAAATAATCTACCATTTTTAATATAAAAGGATTTCTATTTTCCAAATAGATTTTATGATTATCACTTAAAGATGTGATAATTATTTCTTTAGTTGACAATTCTTTTTTTGCAAACGATTGATGCGTTGTTTTTTGTGCAGTTTTTAATGTTTTTACATTGGTATTGGTGATTATTGATAGTGTTTTCTGATTATCCGACAGATAGTCAGATGCTTCTTCTAATTCTTCTAATACACTTTTTCCTTGAGGGAAAAACGCAGTATGACAACGATAGCACCATCCTTTTCCTAGAGAGTGATTAAACGATAGTGTACCTTCATCGTCTAATTTATTTATTTTTGTAATACAACTTGGGCAGTAATATCTAGTAATATTATTTTCGTTGTTTGATTTTGATATTTTTAATAAATTTAAATCTATATATTTTACTGTCTTTTTTATCTCTTTCATAATTCAATTATTATATCACATGTCTTATTCATAGTCAATAACCAAATCAAAAAGAATATATGAAGCGTTAAAAACACCCATACAATCAACTTAAACGTCAAAATGGTGTAAATATGCCACCTTAACTGAATAATTGATTCTAACTGTGTTTTTGTCGCAATAACAGATGGTATATACCAAAACACACTATTATTTATATACAATTAAAATAATAGTGTGTTTGATATTACAATGAATTTAAAATATGAATAAAATGATTTAGTTCTGAATATACCATCGTTTTAGATAGTGATTCATTTGTTTTATTATTTTCACCTTCTATCACTGTTTTAACCAGTTTATAAAATATTTCTATCCAATATTGTTTTTTATCTATCAAGCCTTGTAATATTTCCAATGCAAACTCTCTATATTTTGTATCTTCATTAGGATATTTATCAAGCAATCTTTGTATTAACAAAGACTTACTATTTACATTTGTTTCTATAACTATAGGTAGAATTTTCAATAAACTACAAACGCACGAGACAGAATCCTTTTTACGAAAAAAAGACGGGTCAGCAGCATACCAATCGTTTTTTGTGGTCGATCTACACCCGCAACCACAATGCTCTTCTAATTTTTGTGGTTGTTTGTGTCCAAATAAAGCTCTTTTTATAAATTCTATTTCTTTTGGTAAATTAACATTTAAATTCATTATACCACAAACATGCTCCAAATTATACTGTTGATTTGTTTTTTTTGCTTGGTTATATACCATTCTAATAAATTCTTTGTTTCTATTGGCTTCTTTTATATTATTAACATCATATTCCCAAGCGTGCAATATATATGACAATATAAGCTGTAATGATGGAAGTAATTCAGCTTGTTTTTCTGGATTAACTTCTCGTTTGACTTTTTCCATGTCTATGATATTTAATTTTTTAAATAGTGCATTAACAACAAAAGCAAAATCATCATTTTTTTGTTTATTACAACCGTGTTGTTTGTGTGTTTTTATTTGAAAAAATCTCGGATAATCTTGAGAATTAATTCCTTGAATTTGCTTGTCAATATTTTTTAGTAAATCTGAGTCTTGGTTTTTTTGTTGTGGTTGCGTATGATTTGCCAAAATATTGTCGTTGTTTTTTTGTGTCACCAATTCAATCAATTTATCTGTATTTATTTTCATACCCAACTTATATTCCCACTCTAACGTTACATCATATTTATTTTGAAATCTATAAACATCAAATGTAGCATCAACTTCATTTGAGAGTTTATTGTAACTACCAAACAATGGTATTTCTAATCCCGTTGAATAATCAACATATACAACGTAGTATTTAGTATCATCTATTGCTTTAATTGATTTTTTCAAAAGCAAATTTATTAATCTGGCATTATTTTTTATATTCATTTGTTTTACCGTTTTTCTTGTTATTGGTTGCTGTTTTTTTATTATCTCCTTTACTATATTTTTAAATAAAAAAACTAAGATTAGGAAAATATTTCGAGATAATGCCTTATTTTATATGAATTTATTATTTTTGTCAAATTTATATAAAAATCTTCAGTATAATGCAACTGAAAATTGTTGACACAATTAGTTATCAAAAAATTATATCAAAATTCATAATAACTGCTGACTCATTTGCAATGTTGTTAGGTGTGAATTATAACATTGACATGACACACACAACATGTTAAAATGTTTCATACAATATGACACAAACAAATGCGGGACAATAAACAATATTATGCGAAACAAGGTAAAATAATGAACAAAACTAATCATGTAAAAACTTGGATTTTTGGTGAAACAGGTACGGCTATTTTCCTACAAAATAACGTATATTATAAAGTATCGCGTCGCAAACATACACCTGAGACTTGTAGCGTAAGTGAAATCAATTTACAATTAGATATATGTAGTGAACCCATTTATTTAACATACATTCCTCAATTACATGAATTATTAGAACAACTGCGTCAGTTATACGCAAAATACAACACACTTCAGTTTTTTATCAATGGCATGGACAAAACGTTAGGTGAAAAATTACAACGTGAGTGTATTGGGCATGTAGATAAATTATTTGCTAAAGATGATGATGTATATCAATTCGTGCGTTATCGTGTACTCTACAACAAAACACCAAAAGAAGCTGATTTAGAAAATGCAATTATATATTCTAATACCAGCAAAACTAGGGAATTGTATACGCGAATTATGAATAACTCATAAAGTAAAATTTTGTTACTTGTGGAAGTAGGTCAAGCCTTTTATTGCGATAATAACCAATGGTTTAAGATTTCAGCGAGGAAGGATATATTGTATGATGCTTGTTATGAAGCACCGTTTGTTTATAATTATTTAATACCACCAAAAAAACTATCAAAAATGTTATTTGATTTACACGAGAAATATACAGCATTAGAATTTTTTTTGGATGGGTTAAACACTGAGTATGATGACCAATTTCGCATTAATTGTATCCGTGAAGTTGAGGAAACATGCAGGGAGAATCCTGATGTTTATAGTTTTTTAGAATTGAGGGTTTTGAATAAACCGAAATTACCTGATTTTTGTGATAAAGATTTTGCTATTACATCACACACAAATTAACTAGAAAAGGATCGCAATACACATAAAATATTGCGACCTTTTTCGTTTTTTTTCTAAAGCAAAATTTTCTTTATTGAATCATAGTTTTTTAGAAAATATTCTATATTATCTATTTTATATAGAATCTTATCTGATAAATTTATTATTCTACTAATATCAACAACTTCGGACTTTAAAAATCTATAGATTTGTTCTTTCAGTTCATCAATTTCTTTAATTACAACATCTAATAGATTCCCACCATTAAATCTTAATATTTCATCATTTTCTTGTGTAAAAACCGCAAAGCTGTTCTCTAATAAATCTATATCTGCAAATGCAATTATTGCTTCGTCTTGATTCTCATAACCATTTTTGTATTGGAAAAAATAGTTATTTATCTTTCTCAGAATCGTTTTAATATTTTCTTTGTTTTTCATATTGTTTTATCGGTAAATTATTGATATATTTTCTCTTAAAGAAAATTTTGCATTCTTGCTTGCTAAAAATAATTTCATTTTACTATATAAATCTTCTAACTCTGATATTAAAGAATTGTAATTTTTTGTAATGTAATCAATGTATTTAAAAATATAACCAGACACCAATTCAACATTAATAATATTCGAGTCAATAATCAAACTATCATAATTATTAAAAAGAGACTCATTATATTCTTTTTTTAATTGTAAATTATACAATTCCAACAAATTGTAATTAACAATCTTGCATTTTTCAGCAAAATTTAAACTATGAATTTCATGTATATTTATATATGATATAACTGAACTGACAATATACAAAAAATCAGTATATTCTATATTACTTCTATAACACATTAAATCCTCATAACTTTTTCTATATAAATTCATACAATTATTCTTCAATTAATTTTAATTGTTTTAATTTTTCGATTGCCATATTAAGCATTTTACAATACAAATCCGACGGAACTTCTATACATGATTTATAATCAGATGTGCCTGTTATAGATGACAATTTATTATCTTCTTCTTTAAATAGCAAAAAAAAACAACCACTTGAAATTGGTATAAACATTGCGTTCCCTTTTAAATAGTTTGAATAATTATATTAAACCCGCTTGATATATACTTGTTTAATAAGTGCGCTATATCATCTTTAATTTTATCATTGAAAACTTCAACTATAATTTTAGTTTTTTCTTTGTTAAAGATTTTAACATTAAAATCTCGTTTAAAACAAGACCTTAATTCTTTAGTTATAATATTTTTTATTATTTTTGCAGATGTATTGCCGCTGTTCAAAATGGTATATCTTAATTCTAAATATAAAAATGTACTCCTTACGCCTTCTTTGTAATTAAAAGATGTTATCTTAACTGGTTTTTGCAAACAACTCGATAATATTAACTCATACCATATTACAGAATATGGAGTGCAACCTGATTTTTCAGCATATTTTAAACCACTGTCAAAATTACATATAACTCCTATATCATCAGCCTCTATTCTTAATATAGCATCATTTTCTTCTTGTTTTTCAATATCAACATTGTTTCTGATAACGACCGATTTTAATGGGATATTTCTATTAATATTTTTTTGTAAATACATGTATGTTGCAACAATAATTGAATTACACATCTAATTTATATAGATAATCTAAAGTGCTTCGAGCTATACTACGTTGATTATCCGATGTCTTTTGATTTACATCTTCTTGTTTGTATTTGAAATTTACACCATATTCTATATCGTTAAAATAACCAAGAGAATGCAGTATTGGTATTTGATACTCCAGTCTATCTCCAATGTCAGTTCTATACATCAGTGAATTTGGTATTTCTATTGATTTCACTAATTTATATACTCTATCTTGAGATTCTTGAATAGAACCTCCTATTCCAATACAACACATAATAAAACCACCTGTTGTAGCAAACTCATTTACATATTGAATTTTACCATCAATAATTTCAGGCACTTTAGTTTGCATTGCCAAAAACAATTTAATAAATTTTCTATTTTCTTTGGTTATCCCTAGAATTGGTATTCCTACCTGTTGCTCAACAGGTATTTTATCATAGGGATAATCTGGTTGTGATAAAACCACACATGTAGCAACACTTTCATCTACCCTCAATGTGTCTTTACCTTGTGTTAAATCCAATAAAAATTGGGCGGGATCGCCTTTATGTAAAGAGCTTTGTAAAGCAAATGTAGGATAACCAAATCTAGTTGTAAACTCTAATGGATAGGGAATGCCTTCACCATCAATAATGCAATTAACATCTATATATCCCACGTATTTTATTTTCTTTAAATAACTTTCAATTTTAAATAAAACTTCTTGAGCTAATTTTGATTTAACACCTAAAATATATCTACCAACTGTTCCTTGCTCGTATGTTGCAACACCCAAATCATCATTCATGAGTTTTTTAAACTCAAAATTTTCAAAAACATATCTTGAAAAACCTGATTTATAACTAAACCAACCGCCAACTGCCATCTCAATTCCCTTGATGAATTTTTGCAAATAAAATTGAGGTGGCAATTTACCTAGCTTGTCCCAATGATTTAACATAAACAACAAATCGTTATTATTTCTACTGACATACGTCATAGATTTATCAATTGTTTCGCCGGGAGGTTTAAAGACAAACCTTTGATCTGAGTTATCAACAATATATTGTTCACATTCATATTTAGTGTTGAATTTTTTACATGGAATAGTATTGAAAATATTATATTGTTTAAGAATCTCAATCCCAAATTCTCTATCAGACTCTAATTTACCACCCAAAGAACCTGTGCCAATTATAGGATAATTATCCTCTATCAATTTATCTACAAGTTCGTCTTTGTAATTATTTGTAGCAAATAAGATTAAATCTTTCCCTTCTATTTTATCTTCCCATGATGAAGACATTTCCAACAAACCGCTACCTGTCAAATTATTTCTATCTGTACTGTCAATATAATAGGTAATATCATGACCAATAGCTATACAAGACAATGCAAAATCCAATAAATTATAATTTTGAGGATCAATAATTAATATTTTCACTTTTTCTATTCCTTTATAGATCACGCGACATATAATCGTTATATATCTTTTCTAAATTTTCAATCATTCTACTATAATACCATTTATAATAAAAATGCCATTGAAAATAATCAAACCATCCATTAAATATTTCTTCCATGCCCGAAATAGAATATGCGTTTATTTCATGTAAAAATATAGATTCATGCTTCCCGCTAGCGGAAAGTAATTTATTAATCTTTTCTATATCATACTTACAGATTTCTCTATTAACCTCATCTCTATATTTATCGTAATTATAATACATTGAATGCGCTATACCATGAGGAACAGTATCTTGTCTTTTTATTATATAAGCTATAATATATTCTACTTCAGTCATAGACCTTAAAAGCTCAACCAACATCTTCTCGCGATCATTTAAATTGTTACACTTTTCAGCAAAATAAAATACAATAGATTTAGGAATATTCAATCCATTCCAGTATCCAATATAATTTATATTGTATTTGTTTTTATACAAATCTATTATTTGCTCTAAATTATCAACAATAACACCTTTAAAATCTTTAGATTTGTAATATTCTCTAATTCTAGCAAAAGCCTTCAGCATTTCTACATTATCTTTACAAAAGATAACAAGCGTTTTGCCATTGTGCAACGTGTATTTTTGTAGTCCACAATCCATTAAAATTTCCTAGTTTTCTTCATTTTTATACAAGAACATCCGTCGTGATAATAATCTTTAACAATTTTGTATGATACAAAACCAACTTTTTCATAAAAGTCACGTAAATATTTTTTATCTTGACGCACTTCCAATGTCATAGTATTCACACCCATAAAAAGAAAAAGTTTCTCAGCGTTAATCATAAGTAATTTTGCAATGCCATTACTTCTAAATGAAGGGTGAACTGCTATTGATTCTATATTCATTTTATTAGAAGTTGATTTAAATGCCAATTGAATATAGCCAGCTAGTTTATTACTAATATGAATTAGTAATATAATTGCATTTGCATGATTTATTATATGGTAAATTTTTGATTTTGTAAGTAAAAAATCACCATATAACAAAGGATCGTAACAAATTCCTTCTAATAACAAAAGCTCATCAGTATATTTTTTTTCAACCAAGCAGATACGTTGATCTATTCCTTTTTTCCATAATAAACTATTTGTTATTAATATTGGTTTTGTTTCTTTAATTTTTATTACTTTAATCATTGTATTTTCATTCTTGAAAATTAATAATGAATAACAATTCAACTATTGTTTATAGTTTAAAAAACTACATTATACATGCTTTTTTTATCAAAGTCAACTTTAATTAAAGAATCTGAATAAGGAAAATTTTGAGCATGGGATATAATAAAGACATGATTAGCATCAATTAATTTTATTGATTGCAGCACTTGCTCTGTATCTGAATCTCCTAAAAATTTAAATGTTTCATCAAATGACAATACTCCAATTTTACCTAGAATTCCATATAACTTCTCTAATATTGAAATATCTATAATTGTTTGTTGTCCGCCGCTACACATATCATATTTTATCCATTCATCATTTACTTTAAAATCAATATCAAAATCAGGTCTTACATCACCATTTGTTAATTTTTTGATAGATCGAACATTAATTTGATTATTTGAAAATATTTGAGATAACTCATTTAAAATTGACAGTAGAATTTCACCTTTTGGAGAAAACAATTCTAAATATTTCAATAAATCCACTAAATTAGACTCTTTTATTGCAAGAGAATGCTGTGTTTCCTTTAGAGTTGCCTCATCTTTTTCTATTTTTTCAAGTGAAACCTGATACTTGTTTTTTAATATAAGCAACTGATTAAAACCTGCATTTTCTTCTTTCAATCTCATTACCTCTTGTGAGGCGTTTATCGGCTGAACATTATGCTCTTCACAAACAGCAAGGATTTTGTGTTGTAAAGCCTCTATTTGATTTTCAGATGTAGTTATAATATCTTTTGCAACAACTAACTTTCTTTGGTTGTTTTGTTGCTTTATAAAATTATCTTCTTCTGCAAGAATCAACGAAATCTTATTGTCAATTTCAGATATAAGTGATTTAATTTTGTAATTTTTTAATTCAACACTTTCTATATCAATACTTTCTACGGCTTTTTTACCTTTTTCCAATCTGTTTTCGTTTTCTGAAATACTCAAATCTGTTTTTTGTTTTAGAGATTCTATTTCTTCTGCATTTAACGAATGTCCGCAAGCATGACATTTTGATTCTTTTAAGACATCTCTTTGCTTTTTTAAACTATCAATATTTAAATGAATTTTATTGATTTCATTTTTATATTTTTCTAATAATTTTTGTCTGCGTATTAATTCAGAGGTCGATTCTTCAAGCAAAGACAATAAGTTATTTTTTTCTAATAGTAACGGTGTTTTATCCGTTGATTTTGATAATAATTGTGGTAAATCTGATAATGATTCAACAACTTTGCGGTTAATTTGTTGTTGTTTAGAATATGATTCTGTTTTTTCGTTTAATTCTATTATCAAAGAATAGATAGAAATTAATCTCAAATTATCTGAGATTAACGATTGATAATCAACATTACTATTCCAATGCGCTATCTGTTCCTTTCTTGCATTTATTGTCGCTATTTTACTGTTTATTTCATTTGAAATTAAACCAATCTCATTTTTTAATTTAGCAACATCATCAACAACTAATCCGTACATCTTGTCTAATATATCTAAGTTTAGAATGTCAGATATTAAAGAAACACGTTCTGAATAAGAATAGCTACTTAAAAAACCTTCTCTACGCTGATTAAAGAAAAAAACATTAAATAATTTCAAAAATCTCAAATTATTTGAAATGTGACTTTTTATACTTGATTGGTTTTCAGATTCTATGAGTTTATTATTAATCTTGTATATTAAATAACCACTGTTTTTAGCGTAACCTCGCTCAATATAATGTGTATGTCCTTGATATACAATTTCAACAGAAACACTCATTGACTTTGAGTTTAATTTAACTAAATCTTTTAGATTAATAGAATCTTTTGCATCTAAAAAAACATATCTAATAGCATTGACCAATGTGGACTTTCCACTGCCAACATCTCCCTGTATCAAAGTAATGCCTTCTTTGGGAGCGAATCTTAAATATTCAACAGAACGAAAGTTTTTTAATTCTACATAATTAATAGTAAAATTACAATCAATATGTGATTCAACTCCATCTTTTATTTTATTAAAATAATGTGAATGAAGATGTGACATATCAAGTTGAGTCAACGCCTACTATTATATAGGACGCTTCTCGATTAAATCCGTGCATGAGACTTTCACCTCACACGGCTCCCGAATTTGTTAGGTTTATCAGACCTTTGCTATACGTGGAGTGGATTTCTATGTGACATGAGCGATGTATTGCTATTAAGTTTTTAGGCTTGTTGTCACTGTGATTTCCATTTATATGGTGTAATTCAACTGGTT